ATTCTCTACAACATCTTTGTACTCTTTATCCATATACTTAGCTATAGCTTCTGGCGGCATAATCTCACCACTCTGTAACTATTGCTAAAACTATTGCTGTTCTTCTGGACCCATCTTAGACTGTATAGCTGCCATCATATACTACATAAGCATTTCTTTCTCCTTATCTTGTAGCTCTGATACAGCTTCTTGAGATGTGCGAACAACTCTAAAGTTTAATGGTCTTTTAGTCTCCTCACCTATAAGCAAATCAATCTTAGGTCTAATAATATTAAAATCCTAAGGGGTAGCAGGAAAACCATCATCTACCTTAAATGGATTTGTTATACGCTTAAAGTCTTTCTCGTCAAAGATACTGTTATATAAGTTGTAATAGGTCTACATCTCGCCATGCTACGTATCACGCCTACCGCCGCCAGAAGTAACATTGCCTTCACCTATTATATAATCCACACAGTCATGCTACCACTTTTCATCTTTCTTAGTTAGCGGGAGCTTCTGCTATGGAAATGCGGCACTATATAAATTATCTTTTACTCCTATCATTGTTAAAATGTATATACAGGTATATCGTCTTGCTGCTACTCATCATTCCACCAAGATTGGCCAAACAATGGCATTTCAAAGAGTTCAACCTATTTGTTTTCTTCTTTACTTTTAGCTACCTTTACCTAATAGAGTTCTTCTCTATACATCATAGTCATACACAACGCTATGACTCTATCGACGTTCTTTACACCATCATTCTCTATAAGCTCTTCTATTAGAGGTTCGCTATATATTCTTTCTATATTAGGATGTCCTGGCTCAAATTCATCCATAAGCCATTCAAGTATTAATCCTTCTCCGTAAGCCCTAATAGACTTAGTCATATGACATCCTTTTCTTCTTTGTACTTTTGAATCTTTAAATACCTCGGAGATTATCTTATCTGGCTAATCTGCCAATAAATAATCACAATGCTTATTTGTGAAGTAAGGATAAATACCTTTACGTTCATTCTCAAATAACAATCTTGCATTATAAAAGATTAAAAGCTTTCGTACATTTTCATAGTACTCTTCAGCAGTATCAGGTCGTCCTGAATATTCTGCTACAATAACGTCGTTCCAAGCTTCTCCAGCTTTAACACGTTTAAATATAAATGTTGATCCCAAAGAGTTTGTAAAAGATTCATCGTGGTCGTCGGTTGTGTTATCGTATAGTTTTTTATCTATACTTCTATATGTTCCCATATAGCCCAGCATACATCATCACTATAAAAGTGTCGGGTGTTCGTGGATGGATTATATTTATTCACCATCTATGCGTTACACTGCCATACTGCCTTTCGCAATCAGTATGATTAGCACGGAATTGTCTGTTCTAGATGTTTCCCGTTTTTACCCGATTTTAGACCCGCGGACACTACGCGTACGGGTCACAATTATGAGTAGAGATATTTCTACATAAGAAAGTATGAGTATCACACTCGAAATTGTATACAAATCCAGTATATACAGATTTGTCTATCTTTTCTATTTTTAATAAAATCTTATCATTGATAAATTTTATATTCATCTTAGACTTACTTTTACAATCAGATAGTTTTAATACTTTTATCTTTCTACTTTCAAAAACAACGTTATTTAGTAATTTCTTATTATCGTCTCTGGCTATGTTAATTCTATAAGACTACTTAGATATTCCTCCAAATCTATTTTTACACTATTTCTAATGAATTACAATAGAGTTTTTTATTTTTAATGAAAATAAAATATCCTAAATATCTTCTAATAGTTCAAGATTTACACTTGTGAAATTAACACGAACTTTACCATTGTCATAAAATACAGATCCATCAGAATCTAAATAACCCTATAAGAAAGCGTATCTCAATGAATATGTTGCTTGTTTTATCCATTCTGGTATACGTTTATTATATGCAGTAGTTCCTATTTCATCTTGCAATAATAATGCTAATTCTTTATGAGTAAATCTTCTTGTGTTCTCTTTATCTTTATGAACATGTATACATTTTCTATCAAAAACTTTTTGTATAAGTGTGTCATAAAAATTTGCTAAATCATCTTCTTCTTTACCAATGGATAAGTATATATCGTGAGATTTTTGGTTTATATTAACAAATCCATCGCCGACAAATAATCCGAGAAAATAAAATAATTCAGATGTATAATTTGGAAATTTATTTAATATCTACTCTAAGCCATTTTTGAATTTAGCGTCACAATCATAACCGTAATATCTATTTGGAATTTCCAACCAATCTCCAACATTTATATCTTTTGCTTTTATAAATCCATTATTATGGATTAAAATAGGATGCTCAGATGTAAATGTTGTAGTGCGAAAAGAGCCATAAGGTTTTACTGTATATATGGATTCGTTAAACTTTTCATATATTTGAACATTCCTAATATCAACGAACTATCCATCTTTATTTATAAGCTTGTCATCAAGAGTTATATCTTCTACATTTACTAAACCTCTTTGTGTATATACTTTTTCTCCTGGCGTTAAACACCCTCCTATATATAATCCAAATGGAGGATCTTTAATTGGATATTCCCATATCACAATTGAACCATGTGGCTTATCATCTTTCTTCAAATGATATGTTGTTATATCTCCAGACTTCTTCTCAGTAGCTTTAACCTACCCTTCTCCATCCCAAGCTAAGTCTACTACATGTTTCATATTTCGTAGCTTTTCATTAGTTCTAATACGTGTTAATTGATTCATTAACAACTATCTTGGGAATATGTTTTTACCAAGCTCTAATACAGCTTCCTAAGGCTTTAAAGGACGCTCTGATATAAATCTATCAATAGATGTTTGAGATGCACCACCATCTTTTACTTTGTTTCTCTAAGCAATAAGTTCTTCTATAGCTTTCTCTTTAATACTATTACCATACTAATCCATGAACTTCTACTTACCATTGTCGTCAGTAGATTCCATATTAGACCATGATGGAACAAAGAATCCACATTTAGTCTATTCTTGACCATCATCCCAAATGTTCGGAAAAGCTAAACAGTTGAACGCCTCTGGCTTATAGAATAAATTCTTAAGACCATCAAAAGCGCCACCTTCGGTACCACCAGTACCAAAAGCAATCAAAAGACCAAAAGCTACACCGTCGTCAGTTTCTACAGCAGGCTGTTCAACTCGCCACGCTGTTTCAAGATTAGGGAACTTACCACCCTCTTCAAATAGTACAAGTTTACCACGAGTACCACGAAGTCTTTCAGGATCATTCTTAAGTGTGATACCTGTTATGCTCGACAAGTAACCTTGCTCAGTCTACTTACCAAATTCATCAGTAATCTTAAAACCAGATACACGTTCCATACGTGTACTTGTAAGACGTTGTTTTGACCAAGCTGTATTCTTATCTATAAAGTCCATTATTTGCCAAGCTTTAGTAAGAAGACCATCACCAATCAAGAACTTCTATTCTGAAGCTACAGCAAAACTTTTAGATCCAGGTATTAACTCATAATTACGTACTAACATAGATGCTCCTTTAAATGAGTATCCACGCTGTCTTGACTTAAGTACAACTAAGTGTTTACCCTAAGTTTCAGCTTCTTCTATGGCGTTAAAGTAATAGTAGTCATAATCCCAGAAGTTTGGGAACTCTAATATACGTTCACGTCTTGTACGTTTATTACCATATCTATCTGTATACTCAACCTCACTAAGTTTCATAATTGGGCTATAGTTAAGATAAAAGTAATTATATCCACTTATAGCATCACCATCAGGAGCAACATATCCATATAGACATCTATTAGTTTCTTCATCCCAGTATTTTATATAATCAGTAGTTCCTGGAGGAGCTAATGTATAAGTACCGTGTTCTTTAAAGAATATAGCTGCCTATCTAAATTTATCACTATTATAAATCTTCTTATTAAAGTCAACCATAATTATTTAACTGTTTCATATAGACCGATAACACCACCGCCTTTAACCTTACCAGATTCAAGCTATTCAGCTTTAGCTTGTTTCATAGCTATATCTAAAGATTTAACTACTCCACTAACATCTTTAAGGATTCGTGTTATTTTAAGTGCCGTGTCTATATCCATACTACCTTCTGAATACTAATTCAGAGTTTCAATCAATCCCTCTGCTGCTGACTATGAAGATGAAAGCAGTCTGGTTCCAGGAGTCTGTTGAAACTCCTGAAACCTTTTTGCTAATATCATCATTTCGGCAGTAGGTTTATATTTATCATCATTGAACATATCTTTGCCTACAACAGATTGTCTTTCTTTCTCTGGATAAGCCTCGTATGGGCTATTCCATTTATATAGCCAAATGATATATTCAATCTCTTTTAGCGCCTAAGATTTATCTTCAGCATTATTATAATACTCCTTAAACGGAGGTATTGCTAAATCCTAAGTACTAAGCTTTATCTTACCACCTTGTATATCAAACATTACTTTCTAATAGTTTTTTACCAATATGAACGTCGTTGCACATCGCTGCTGTTATATATGGATTTGAAAATTTAAAATCAAAAATGTTTATATTATTATCAATATTACTAACCTCAAGTTTACAATTAAGTCTAGCCAAACTTAGCATAATGTTAATAGGCATATCTTTAACAATGTCAAAATTACTAATTATGAATACATTTTCAGAATCGTTTGGCAATTGACCTTTTACACCTCTTATAAAATCATAGATATTACTATTAAGTTGTGTATTTGTATAGAATTTTGTAATACAAAACAATCCAACTCTTGCGTTATCGTCAGCAAATATAACCTACTATAACACTTGTTGATCTAATGCTACTATAGAATACCTACTACTTAAACCAAACATTTTTAACTGATAAACAAGTTTCTATATATGTGACATTCCGTTATATAAATCACCAGTCTTTGTATATATATCTTTAGCAGCTGGATTCTGAACATATATATAAATGTTTGCACCATAGAATTTTGCAAGTAAGCAAACGTCATCAATTATTGAAAAATTATTTCGTGGATCAGATTTAATTTCTGCAAGTGTAAGTTCTGTAGATGTTTTATTTTCTTCACCTTTTTTAAATAACATTGTGTTGCTAACAATCCATTCGTTATCTTTTGTAAACATAGCATTTACAGCTATATTCTTCCAACCTCTTTTAAGAACATCTTTAACACAGCTAATGACATCTAAGACAGATGATTGCATTGGTTTAGAATTTACACATTTTAAAACACTGTCATAAGAACTCAATGGAGCACTATTAGAACTTATATCAGAGATAACTTCTTGTAATGATTTAGTATTATTATCAGCTGCGTTTTTGCCATTATAATTACCTATTCCTAATACATATGTGTTTGCATCCCAACTTGTTGCTCCAGATTTCTTAAAACCAATCTCAAAAGCATTTTTATAATCGCTAGGAGTTAAACCAGCTCCAACTGAAAATCTTGTTGAAAAATTATCATTTTTTGTTGAAACATTTCTAGATCCACAAGCAAACTCAAAATTACTTTTAACAGTATTTAGTGTGCCAAACACTTGGTATGTGTTTGGATATACACCATTAAACGCTTCGTTCTTTAATGAATTTCCTACTGATATAGATTTGCTTGCATCTCTTGAAGAAATAATACTTCCTAATGCTATTGAAGTGTTAGATTGTGCATGAATTCCTGCAAGAATTATCTTGTCGAAATCTTTTAAAGACTTAAGACCCTCATCTTCAAGCTGTATTATTTCATCTGAAATTCTAGTATAATTTACAAGTTTTATAGGGTCTTTTGGTGCATTATTATTAGCAGATACAGTATCATTTTTAATAGCAAATTGTGGAAGGACGTATAAAAACCCATTTTCTAAAAGCTCCATAACCTAAGAGTTCTATCTAGCTTTTATTCTTAACTTATCATTTTCTGTATTCTTAACAAGACTAATAGCTACTTGGTTTCCATTAAGAATATTATTAAAGCCACTTGTATATACAGTTTTGCCCATAATAATATTTTCACCTCCAACAATATAATCATTAGCACCTATTATTATATTACTAAGACCACTTATAGTTCGTATATTCTAATTTTTATCTTTAATATAAAATAAAAGGTTTTTTCTATTATAATTATCAGATTCAAATAAAACATTATTTAATGAAACTTCTCTATTATCATTTAGAAAATCACTCTTAAGTTTATAATTCAAAGCTTTCAATCCAAGATTGGAGTCTGTAGGATTTTGGTTATTATTACTTGTTCCATTACTACCAGACAAACTCAATGTAGCATTAGCATCTAATACATATCCTTTTGGATAACCTTTACTCTCATTACCGATAATAACATTAAGATTTTCTGGATATATTAAACCGCCACCAGTAAGTGCGGAATTAACTAATTTTGCTGTATTCATATTATTATATTAATTTAATCCCGCATCCATTATACGGTTTTATAATTATTTGTTATATTATTATTAATCAATGTCTTAGGATTCTCATGTACTACATAAGCATTACTATAGCCTCTAAATACATTACTAAATCTCTAATTATTAGAGTATTGCGAAGCACTTGTATATCTATTAGATGGGAATACTGCTATAAATTTAAAGTATCCCTAATTAGCGTAATTTACATAATCCTAAACAAATGCACTATTTATATCTGTTAAGTTTGTAAACTTCTGGAATACAGAATTAAATACTACTGGGTTAGCAGATGTACTTTCTGGAGCTTTAACCATAGCAAATACTCTACTAATATTTCCAAGCGTATTATTTGATATGTAATTAAATGCTGTAAATACCTGATTTGGATATACAGAAGTATTTGCAAATGTTCCGTTTAACGATGTTATATTAGGAGCATACTCAAAGAAGTGTGGTGGAATTACATATACATCACTACTACTGCTACTCTTTGACACTCTGGTCAAACTTGAACATGAATTAAACATGTTTGACAAGTCTTTCTTAAAGTTCTTAAATGGAAGTAATAATATATCTGGTATTCTACCTCTAAGACCAGATTTGTTGTAATGTGGCCATTGTGGACCGCAGTTATTAAATATACTTGCAATATCACAATTACCATTACAATATCTAAACAAGTCTGGAGCACAACAGAAGTTTAAGCTTCCGTTAACAACATTGTTACCTTGTCCTATAGATACTAATATAGTATTAGTATCATGCTCATAGTCACCATTATGTTTATTATCTTTAGTAGTTACACCATCATAAGACCACATTATAGTTTCATCAATATTGTCATAGCTTGTATTAATAGAAATAACTCCGCCTTTATATATAAACTTAAATGGATTATAATTCTCATTGTGTATCAACTCTGGATCATTGTTTATATACGGCTCTATTCTACTATTTGCAAATGCATTCTATAAACCAAGTATTGATGTATTTGGAGCTTCAGTAGATACAACTTGTTTAAAGTATAAAATACCTTCTGGGCTTGCTACCTCTTCCCAATTATCAGCATTCTTACTAAACCACTTAACTACATTGTTGGTATTCTCCATCTTAACTTCACTACCATCATCTCTTACTATATTATATATGATAACTTTTTTATTATCCCTATACTCAGAATCAGTAGTTAATGTTCCATCTTGTATACCATAATAAGTATTACTTATAGTTCTACTACCGTGATAGAATAGTTTATATGGAATGTAACTCTAATTGCTTTCAGAATATGATGAATTTGAGAATATACCATTAGCATACTAAAGATTAGGACAATTAGCAAATCCATTAGATGTCAACTTATATGTAAACTTAACATCTCTAAACAATCCAATTACATTATTAAGCTTTGTGTTGTTTAAGAATAATGAACCTGGAAGTTCTACATGATTACCATTTATCTAATTAGGCATTGTTGTATATGCGAAGAATCCAGAACAATTCCAAAGCTTAGGACAGTTCTTAAATATATCATATGGGAACTGACCACTAACAACTTTATTACAACCAGAGCCAAACGTAGTCTAACTATAATTGTTATCTATACAATCTATTGATGTAAGATTTACAAATCCTTTGAAAGAGTCATTGTTTATATTAAAGGTAACTCCACCGTTTAATTTCTCAGAAGATAAGAATCCGTTTATTCTTATAACATATTGTGGGTTCTTAAATATTCTTGTAAAATCAATTGTACCGTGACCGTATTTAGCTGTAAACGATATAGCTACTTCAGAAACGTTTGTTGTTATATTTATCGTATCATAATCTATATAATTAGCATTTACAAATCTACTTATATTGCTAAGGCTTGTTAAGTTCTTAAAGAAGTCTTTAAGATTACCATACAAAGATGGATTAGCTTTAAACGATTCATCAGGATTATCTTTTATTGCTGTATTAAACACATCAGATGTATTAAGCGCATTTGTATTGTTTACAATTACATTGCTTGTACTACTTAATAAGTATTTTACTTTATTTATCTTATAGTCTTTAGAACTATGTCTAAATAAGAATCTATCAAATACTCCAGTTGTTGGTGCAGCCCAAATATCACTAATATCAATAAGAGAATCTACAAGTGGACTAAACAAACCATCATCTACAGTTACATTCTCACCAACAAAGTGCGGAGAGTATAATACTGCACTGTTTCCCCAACACCCAGTAAATGTATCATGTAAAGAAGTAATACCTTTAGCGAGCTTGAACATATATCTATTAGGAGAGTTATCAGCTTGGCTTGTTTTTTGGAACTTAGCATTCTATACAAAGTAGAACATTGTGTCAAGATTCTTAAGAGAACCTAAATTCTACATTGTATAATATATATCAAACAAAGTACATGCTGTACCAGCATACATTGACAATGCATTATCTACATCTTGGAATGTAATATTAGTTTGCTTGTTTGATACGTTTATAGGCATAGCAAAGTTATCATCAGGTATAACATTGTTTGTAATAATTTCACTTGGAAGTTTTACAACATGTGTATTATCAGCTATAGCCTAAACATTCTTACCTTGGAAGTTAACGGTACTTGTAGTTCCATGTATAGAGAATTTAGATAATCCACTAAAACATTTGTTACACTTAACAACTATATTACCATATACTCTTAATAGATTTTCACACTTCTCAAAAGTATTAGTTATATATGCAGGTCTATTAGCATCTGTAGAGAATTGAATTTCTTTAACATCAGTGTTTGACTGTATATTAAATTCCTGTATGCTTGAAAAATCTGACAGATCAAGAAGCTAACTATTGTTGAAATTACTAATAGAAGTATTATTTAAATATAGTTTAAGTATATTCTATTGATTACAGTTATTAATATTAGCTGTCTTTAAGTTATAATTACCAGATAAATTAACATTTGTTAAACTACTTAAATCTGATAATGTAACAAAGTTGTCTTCTCTACCACCAATGAGCTAAGAGTTGTTTGTTATCTTAACATCTGATAGATTAGGACAGTTCTCTATATCTACAATCTCAAGATTGATATTACTATCAACTATAAGCTTCTGTAAGTTTTCACAGTGTGTAATCTTTACACTTCTCAAGTTCGCATAACCAGTAAGATTAAGTTCTTTAATAGTATTACAATCTTCTATATATACAGAACTTAAGTTATTACATCCTGAAAGATCTAAGTCTGGAAGATATTGCTGATGTATAAGCCTTAAGTCCATAATATTACTATTTGTGATATTAAGACTCTACAAAGGTACATTCGTTGGTATAAATATATTAGTAATACAATTACTACCAGAAATATCAATGTCAGTTAATTTTGTAAACTTATTCTTAGCATTTGTAGTGCCAGGATTCTATTCAATATCAAGATAGAATGAATCACCACTAACAGCACATGCAGTGTTTGCAAAGTTTATAGTTCTAACCTCTGATACACTTGCCTGTCTAAATACATCAAGACTAAACTGTCCACTAAAGTACTTATTGTTATGCATATCTATAGTATGTATAGCTGGCAAACCAAGAGGATCAATATTTAACTCATTTATAGATTTAGCAATAGAGCTAATCTTCATATTGTATAATGGAGTCAATTTATCTCCAAGTTCTATAATTGAATTAGAGTTATTAATAGTCCAAGTATAAGGACCACCTTGCTGCATATTACCAACATTAACATAAGTCTTTGTATTGTTTGGTAGGAAGTAGAACGCCTGAACAGTATCACCAACAGCTATTCTTGATATAACTGGACAGTTAGATGTTACTGGCAAAGCATCAACCTAAGTACCAGCAACAGTAGCATTAACTGTAACGTCAGTGTTATTCTTAAACGTCATAGCCGCCTATCTCTTAGACATGTCTCTCCATCTAAACAAACTATCTAAGAATACAACATGCTTCTTAAGCCATGTTCTATTATGAGCTACCTTACGACCATGAAGCTTTACAATATCCTTAGCATTTGTAATTATATTACTTGTAAACTGAAGCATATACTTAAGCTTATAGTCATAGTTGAATATAAGAGATCCGCAAAGCTCTGTTTGCTTTATAAAGTACTTATCTGTAAAGTAATTCATAAATGTATCATAGCCATTAGCATTTGCTAAAGCTTCAGTGAAACTTCTAAACTCGTACCAATACTGGGCATATATTGAGTTTACTGTATCTTGACCATCTCTCCACTTTGCTTTTGTAAATGGAGTGTCAAGAGAAAGCCACAGTTTATTAGTATTTGCAGATACTGTAGTTTTAGACAAGCCTTTATCATGGTTAAATGTTTCAGCTACATATTTCATACCTTGTGTAGCGCTCTCAGATGTAGCCTGATTGGTTATGTACTTAATCCATACATCTGGATCAATCTTAAGCTCACCTTGGTTATCACTACCATTAGCAGTATCAAGGTCATAGAAGTCTACGTAGAATGTAGAGCCGTCCCATGTTCTATATGTTGAGTTCTTACCAAAGTTGTCTACAAGACCAAAGTAGTTACATATAATAAAGTATTTGAAAGCACTATCTACACTAAATCCCATATTATCACTAATACTATTAGGATCAACTATAATCTATTGCTTTCTATTTAGCTTACTATAGTTACCACTCGAATCAACTGTATATTGATCATAAGAACCAGAGATCATAGGAATTGTATTAGATCCGTTAACATCACTTGAATAACAACCCTCAATAGGTAGCTTCATGATATTCGATACAAACTCTTTAAATCCTGGATAATCTGAAGTTCTCTTACCGCTTGGGAATCTAACTTCATATTTCTGATTTAGAATATTATCATCATTCTGCCAGAAGTCACCCTTACTTGTATCAAGATCTTCTGGAAGACTATTTGTTATTCTTTCAAATCCAACAAGTGAGTTAGTATCTTTAATCTCAATCCAGGCTGATTTATCTTGATCAAACGTCTCATCTATCTCTACATTGTCAGCATAGAATGGGAATGTTGTAACCTGAACAGGATTATGGTCTGTAGCATTCTTTATTGACTTAACCTACTTAAAACCTAAGTTTCTATGAGCGTCACGACCAATATTAAATGAGTAAACTCCAAGAGGAGTTACAGACAATGTGTTCTAAGCGTCTGTATAGAACTTTATAATAACAAACACAGGGAAACCTTCTACAGTATGTTTTAGTGTAGCTGTAGGTTGTTGTGTTTTAACATACTGAGAATCATATACATTCTTTAAAGCTGCAGGATCAAATGGGAAATAAGGATTATCCTTCTTACCAAGTTCTGTGTTTATAAATGAACCAATAGCAGCATTGTTAGCATGAGAACTATCTACAATATCAGCTTTTAGTGTATATGTCTATTCTGGTATCCATGTTGACTTAGGAGTAAATATAGTACCAGTTGGTAATGTAATATTTAAGTTCTTTACTGAGTCTTTAAGAGTAGATGTACCCTGAAGGCTTATAGTAGCATTCTTAATAGTCTTTACAGAATTATCTGTATTAGAACCATCGTTGCTAATACCAATTGGATCCCAGTACTAAACAACTTTATTTTCTGTCTCTGGTAATGTTACAGAAGATGAAGACTGTTGTTTAACAAATGAGTTAAATGACCATGATGAATCATTACTAACATCAATAAGCATAATTGGAACACCAATTTCTTTTGCATTCTCAGTAAGCTTATTTACATCAAGTCTGTTATTAGAATCAAGCAAGAAGTCTATAGTATATTGCTATGCATCTTGGTTATACAATAAAGACTTAATGTTACCATCAGCATCTCTTGAACAGAAGTTCTTCTTTAACTCTGCATCAATTCTACCATAGTTAGGAGCACTGTTAACATAATTTGTAGCTATAATATTATTTATATGCTGACACATTATATCAAACTCATTAAGAGCTTCTGTGTAAATTCTAATATTATATATATTAGTATCACATTTATTTATTAAGTACTCCTTACCACCTTTGATGTATCTTCTACAACCTACATATAAACTATCACCCATCTTTATTCTGGTTGACAGTTTACGTACTGCTGATACTACACCATCAAGATATACTTTAACAATATATTCTATATTACCATCAACTAACTATGAATAGCAAACTATTGCAATATCATTATCAATATTATCTTCAAGTTCGAGAACTCTTTGGTTGTCAATATACAAACCATGTACGTCTATAGATATACCGTTTGTAATATCACCTAAGTTATTATCAGCTACAGAAACATCACCAGAGAACAATATAGTTCTATTATCATCTGGGTGATAATCAGCGTGGTAATGTAAACATATAGTATATACATCTCCTAAAGATGACAGTAAGTCGTCAAATTTATAATCTGAATTATCAAGTTTAAACTTATTTATAATACCAGTAGCTCCATTACTTACTCTATAATAGAACTCTCCAGTATCTTTAACACTAATAGCAGATCTAACGTTCTGTTTAATTGTTGACATGTTAGACTTAGCTACCTTTGATTTAAGTTTATATAAAGTATTGCTATATGGGAACTCATATGTACCTTGATTAAAGTTTCTTGCAGTCATATCAAAGATACAGTTGTTGTACATATTAAATGTATCATTAATATAGTTAACCTTTGATTTAATAAACTTTACATAGTATATAGCTTCTGCTGTTTTATCACCAGCTTTAACTACAACTCTAACCTTAGATACTTTATCTTTTATAGCAAATTCTTTATTTGATACAGATATATAATCTTTAACAGTTTGTGCAAATATACCAGGTCGATTAGATCTAACTTGAGTATCATCAATAAATATATCATAGTTAAATGATGTTAACTGTGATACATATGGAGTAAACTCAAGATACAAACTACCATCCATATTAACCTCTACAGGATTATTCTAATCCTTGCTCATAACATTAGTTGAAATCATAATGTTATTTGATACAAGAGTTAATGAAGACTTAATAGTTTTAGTTATATTCTAATCTTGTTTATTTGTAAGAGTTTGTTTTACTGTATATACATCTATCCATTTTGTATCTTCTGTAAATAAGTCAGACAATTCTATAGAGTTAGTCTATTGATTTGTAGAAGCTACACTTATATCGTAAGATTTCTAAATAGTATTACTATTACCCTATATAGTCAAATCTAATGTATACTGTCCAATAGTACCAACGCTATATTGTAGTTTGATAAATGATGTATTAAGCGTTGTTAGCGAAGCAGCAACGTCTTCACATTTTAGTACAATATTATTATCAATAACAGAACCACTCCATTGACCTTGTCCATACACACCATTACTATCATCATTATAAGATGCTGATATAACAAGTCTACCAGTATGGTTGTTCAACGATTTAGCAATACTTGTATAAGGTATAAAGAATACACTATTAGATGCATTTACTGATGTAGCATATACCTTTGTACTACCAACATAAGCTGATATTTCCCAAGGTTTATTATATTTAACAGAAATGCCTTCAACGTTAACCTATAAGCCATCTTCTCCAATATTAATAGTAGAATTAGACTCTTTATTATTAACCTTTATTGTTACTGATAATTCTTCGCCTGATGGAACTGCGCCTCCGCCTCCACCAGATCCGCCTCCACCATGAAGTGCAAGCCAGGATATATTTCCTTGCGCTACAGAAAGATCATCTTTTAATCTTTCAATAGCAGTATCTACTGATATTACCGACTCATTAGCTTTAAGCATTTTGGGATTTGTTAGCGACACTCCTTTGGCATCGCTACTCATCAATATCTCCCATTTGCTACGATCGGTATTAAATTTCTTTAAGTTATTCATTATTAAAAGATTAAAGAGTTATTGTATACGTTTCTGTGCTTGTTATATTATAAGCTTGTTTATCAGCTTCAGATGTAGGCTCACACGTCATACTAACAGTAGTTAAGTTAGGAATCTGTTTATTTGGATCCCACTTAGCAGTGTTCTTATCTTCATTAACATCCCACACACCATGTATCTATTTAGCCTCAACAACTACTGAATTGTTTGTAACCTTATACTTTATATACATAGGATAATGCTGCTTTCTATTCTCGTTAGGAGTAGTAGCATTAGATGCTGCTTTAAAGTAAGACATAAGCCAAGGTATGAGATACTCATCACCAGAAGGCTGTTCTTTGTTAGAAACAAGTTTATATCCAGTAGCCTAAGACATAACGTATGTAGGAGCTGTAATTGTATCTACAAGCTCATATCTTGCATAGTTGTTAGATGGATCAATATCCTGTTGTCTTGTAACCTGAATTACTGGACGTCTTGATAAAGTATCATCAACATCTGCCATTATATCAATAGCTGGATTAACTTTGTTTTCAGATGTAATATAATTTTCTGGTGCATCATATATAGGTTTACTTAATGTATAAGTATGCTTATGACCACCAAATACCATCTTTATACCATGCTTCTTAAACAGTCTTGAGAATCTATATTTACCAGCAGTATTATGTGTATTAAGATGAGAACCTTCTCTACCAGCACTACCTTTCATAAACTACCAAGTAACCATTGTAAATGGCATTTCGTGCATATATACAAATGGCTTCTTAACAAGCTTACCTGAGTTCATAAGTGATTCAAACCAAGTCTCTATACTCTGATTAGCAGCTTGTGCAAATGATGCGTCTGCTATACCATTATTATATGTCTTACTTGAAGCTTCTGCAGTTTCTGAATTCAAACATACAAAACTAAAGTCTCCATATGTATAATAGTATAAAGAGTATAAAGGATATGTACCTCCATTCCAAGTAAAGTTGTAATCAAAGTCTGGGTCAAGTTCAAATGTAAAGTATCTTAATACATTAATATGATTGAACTTAGAAGTAGCATCTTCTCCATCAGTAAGAAGAGTTGGTTGTTCACTACATAAGTCATTGTTACCTATAGTAAACATCTCTGTCTTATTTGGGATAAATGTATCAAGAGCTTCGTAGTAATCAATCCATTCATTCTCTCTATTACCACTCTGTGCAATATCTCCAGTATTGATTAAGAAGTCAAAGTTCTCTTCAGCCATTATACCAGCAGATCTAAACCATGGTCTATAATCTAACCAGCTGAATCCCTATTGATCAGTCTCTTGTATAAAAGTAAATCCATTAGCAGCAACATCAGAATTACTTGCTACCTTTGTTTTATAGATCTTACTCTTATATGATTCATCTGTAAATCTACCTACTTGATATTCATACTCTCCAGCTTCAAATGTATTGCTTAAAACAACCTTATGAGTTGTTACCCACATACCGCTTGGAGTTCTCCATCTAAGCCTCTTATAATGATCTATGAACTTATTTATAGCTGTAGTGTTATTTTTATCACCTTGTGTTATAGATCTTACTACAATCCATTCTGTTTGACCAACTTTCCTATATCTAAGATACTCGTCGTAGTTACCAACTGATACCCAATTAAAACATCTTGATGCTTTATAAGTATCTCCAGCTGTAGCATGTATACCGAATGTACATCTAACACAGTTAGGTTTAAATGGATCAAACGATGTCTTATTTGTAAAGAAGTTCTTACCTTCCCATGAAGCTTTAGGTGTAAACTTCTACTTAAGACTATCTGAATAGTAATACATTGGAACATTACCAGCAAACTATGTCTATGTGTTCATATTTATATATGTCCACAAAGACTTAGTCTTTCTTGCACCGTACGCCTTATTTCCTTGCTTAGAAGGTTCAAGCATAAACCATCTTATGTATACACAATCTTTAGCATTGTCTGTACTGTTAACCTGGAATGTAGCATCACCTTCATATACAGAACCTGAACCAAATCCACAGCTATCAATATAGCCTTGATATGTAAAGTTCTTATTCCATGGAGACTTTAGCTCTCCTTTATCAAGAGGATTACCTTGCTGATCATACACCCAGTTGTTATCAATATCACCAACACATAGATAGAAGCTTGAAGCATCTTGACTAAAACCTATTGGATTATCTCCATCCATCCATATCTGATCGTATGTATTAACGTCTATGAACGAACTCTTATTAGTGTTACATCTCTGTCCACGTATCAAATATGTAGAACCAGCTTTTATAATACCATCGAGCTTAAGAGTCTTCCACTTAAAACCATTATGGCCATTACCGTATAGAGTACCATCTGTATATAACAACATTAAACCATTTAGATTAATATCGCTATTTGAACCATTTGCAAGCTCTATAAAGTTATGACTACATATTTGGTTATCATTGTTTACTCCTCCACAGTATACTTCATTTATACATAACAAATGATCAACATATACTTTCCATGCAGGATCAACGTTACCAACTTTTGTAACCTGAATACTCTTCTTTCTTACTGTTATCTTACCATTCTGATCTACTTGTACATTATAAGCAGAATCTCCATCAGTAAATGTAAGATGATCAAGATGTGTAGCATATAAATCGTCTACAGATATACCACCACCAGATCCTCCAGAAGACTGTTCGCTTCCTACTACATTAAACTTACCATCTTTATACAGGACAACTTTCTTTCTATCCGTATAGTAAAGAAGCTCACCATCTATAAGATTCTATCTATTCTTGCTAAAGTTAACAGCTGTATCCATCTTTATAGATATATGGTTAACTGTAGGTTCTACGCCAGTTGTATTTGGTTGAGTAGGATCCGTATTAACGTTATGTTCTTCTGTTATCTCAGTAGGTCTAATAGGATCTGCTGTACGCATAATCATCTATCTTGCACTGGAGTTAGAATCTCCAGCTACAATGCCATTAAGGATCATCTTGTTTACAGTACCCATGTTTGAGTATATGTCCCTAATAGCCTCTTTAATCTTTAATAGCTCATCTGAATTAGAGCTATCTAAATGGACACCTTCACTGGTGTCTAACCATAGTACATCTTTTGTACTTGGCTCAACTTCGCCAACATATAAAACATTACTTATATTAAAGTTGTTTATAATGTTGCGTAATTCTTTTATAGAAGTGGAATTATGTTCTATGCCTGTAGTATTAGCTTTTATAAGTCTACGAGCATCATTTATAATATTATCTTTGCCATCTATGTAGTTCTTAAGCTTATCTATCTATGCTTTAAGATCAACATAATCTATTGAAGGTGGGTTGCTACCACCACCACTATGGCCACCAGAACTAAATCCACCTTTCAACAATATCTTCCTAATGGAATTAGCGTCTAATATATCTCCTTCTTCAAATACTTGTCTTGTGATGCTATCACTATCACTAAACATAATAACTCTAGGAGTCTTTGGATTAAACACATTTTCCACAAGTCTGGAACCAAAAAGTTTAGATTTCTTCATGTGCTATAATTTATATAATTATACAAACAAGGAAAGGGAACTACACATTATTGTGTAATCCCCTTACCGTCGGAATATTGCCAGTACCATTTACGACGCCATTCCGCATAGCCTTGTCACGCGTTACTCAGCTATCTCAGATCCGCTCACGGAATCCGCCGCTACCATAGTAGCATCTGTAGTAGTACTCTCAACGTCTTGAGTCTTCTCTGCAGCTGCATCAGGCGCGCTCAACTTCTCATCGCTGGAACCATAACCACCTTCACCACGTTCTGTCTCACTAAGCTCTGCTACCTCTGTAATTGTAACTTCTGGAATAGGCATGATAATCAACTGAGCAAATCTCTCACCAACCTTGTATACAGCTGGAGCAGCATCAGTAGTAACATGCATCTTAGCGGTAATCTCACCACGATAACCAGAGTCAATTACACCTACAGCATTAGTCAAAAACATAGACTTCTTAGAAATAGAAGAACGAGGGAACACTAAACCAACATGGCCTTCTGGAATTTCTACAGCCAGACCGCAATGGTATACAACAACAGTCTGACCACAATCATTTGGCTCAAGTGTAATATCTGTTGCTGTCAAGTCAAGTCCTGCGTCACCTTTGTGTGCGCGTATAGGCAATACAGCCTTCTCATCTAATCTTTTAATTTTTAGTTCCATTCGTATTTAGTTAAAATTATACATAAACAAGTTACCGCACTAGGACTCGAACCCAGACAGACGTGGGGTTAGAGCCCACCGCGCTACCATTACGCTATACGGCAATGTTATACTCTAGTAAGTCAAAACTATACCATATTATTACTAATATGCAATCTTGTGTGCGTCTTGCATCGACTGCACCCGTGCATTGTAGAGCATAATGTGCGGATTTTAAAGACGCCGCACCATCTTATATAAGCATTTAATCAAATGTTATTGATTAATTCATTTACTTTGATATAAATGTAAGCAGATAAATTTTCAATTAAATTCTAATTAATTTATTTATGAAAAATAAAATGTTTAAAATTATGAGATGTAGTTACGGAGGCAGGATTCGAACCTGCGATCTTTAGGTTATGAGCCTAACGAGTTACCTCTTCTCTACTCCGCGATGTTAGCTCTTTGATAGAGCTTATCTAAAATGAAAATTAATTTTATAGTCAATCCGTCTTTACAGCGTGGATAATCTGTTAAATTAATTAAACTGCTTTGCTTATTTTATCACAACAACAATCAGTCTCTTTATCAGGCTTATTACGCTCTTCAATATTAGTCTTAATATAATTAGCGATAGTATCATTTCTGAATGTTACAATCTCAGCAGCATTTTTACCTCTACTGAATGCAAAAACAATATCATCTTTCTTAACATTGAATACTTTGCCATTCATTGATATCTCCATATCTTCAAGAGCTACAAATGTATCACCCATTGACAACCATACAGAAGGGATTGTTGCAAGTTCAAATACTCCGTTATTTTCTGCAATGCTATAAATAGCACCTCTAACTTCAACAGCTTTCTTCATAATTACTTATTCTTACGTGTTACCCAATTCCACAATCTCTTAATAAGAGAAGCCTTCTTAATTACAACCTGTCCGTTCTTAACCTTAAGAGACTCACCTTCCTTAAGTTCAACTGCGCTAACCTTTGTAATGTTACAATCACCATTTGAGAAGTTAAGTGCTGTACCAGTGCTAAAAGCTTCATTCAAGAAGTTGTTAATAGCATCATTCTCTACAATGTCACAATACTGTGCAAACATGTGCTTGTCAATTGGTGCGCCATTGTTAATGTTACCTTCTACTGTACAGATAACAATATCATCGTATGTCTCACACTTTGAGAGGTCGATGTTAAACTTTGCGTAATCTTTCTTTGTGTACTTCATTTTGTAGTATATTCTTTTTGTTTATTATCCTTATATCTTCGTTTAAGCTTAAACTTAAATAGCTTATTGAAAAGTATGTCACTTGTATCTTCTGACTTCATTATTTGTTCAGTCTATTTGAACACATGTTGACAAACTTTCTTTACAACATCAAAGTCATATCCTGTTTCTTTAGATATTTCTCTTGAGATAGAATCTATATCTATCATTTACAAACAGCTACTATATCGTAGTAATGAACTAATTTACTGTCTTTAAGTAAATCAAAGTACTCACCTCTCATGTTTCTAACAAGAACAACATCACCAACATTTATCTCGTATGGCATATTATCTTTGTGTTCAAAAGAAAGCGGAGTCTTAATTACTACAGCTTTACGAAAATCGGATTCTACTTCTTTTACCTCAGTCTCAACCTTATCAAAGTCTACGGCTTCTACGCCGTTATCATCTTTCTTTGCAGGCTTTACATCGACTGGTTTACTAAACTCTTTCTTTACCTTAATCGGGTCCAACAGCTTAACTAAGAATGCGTCTGTGAAACTATACTCAATCTTATTAGCAATACTTTCGGCAAGCTGTGACTGATCCATCAATTTGTCATCTTCCATTACTTCTTTAACTCTCTAAGGTGGCTTAAAGCCTTAATCAAATTCTTTAAAACTGTGCCCTTCTCAACCTTCAAACAAGCTGGTTTATCATCGAAGTCGCGATCAAGATTATCAAGCTCTTCATTGTAACGATTAAGCATAATATCAATCTCGTCAAATACATTTCTGAATGTATCGTTCTTCTTATAGTCAACTTCCTCAAGATAACCACTCTTAATCAACTCCTGTGCGTATACAGAATCAATCTTGAATGTAGCACTAAATGAAAACTTAGAATCGCCAGACTCTGTCTTATCAACAGAACTATCACTATCTGTAAATACGTAAGACTTACCGTCTTCTGTAAGAGTCAACTTATCTCCAATCTCGAGATTAAAGAATGGTTCGATTACTTTTAATTCTTTCATCATAGTCGTATATTTTTGTGAAATTCGATTGCGTAACGTAAGAGTAGCTTAATTTGGTTGCAAAATTGAAATATTTTTGTAATTTGCAACTTTTGGATATATATATCCGTTATGGGGGATATAGGGGGTAAGGTGGGTGTGATATATAATATAAACTATATACAAACTATGAAGAATATAGATATATACGAAACAATATACGATGTAGATATAGCAGTATGTAACAAGAAGTGTACTGATAAAGATATAATAAATAACTTCTTAACATCTGATGATAAAGAGATAACAGAAGAATATTTATCTGCAAGTCCTACTCTAAGTGCATACTCTTTTAGAGCTATCAACAAACATAATAGACATACTACTTTTGTAGTAAGAATATTAAAGACATTTGGTAATACTAAATTAGAAAAAGATACTGATTTAATAAATACTATAGCTCATGAAGCTATGCATATAGTATTAGATACATTTGATAAGATGGGAGAGATAGTTAGTGTGCATGTACAAGAACCTTATGCTTACTACATTGGATGGATATGTGAATGTATATATAAATCATACAAAAAATGAATACTATAGAACTAAATGCAATACTATACTACGCTGATTATTTATCACTTAGAACAATAAGTAAACCAGTTACAGATAATTGTAAGTATTACTTCATTCATAATACTCCTATAAACTCTGCATATATAGTAGATCTTACACCATTTTACGATGAAGATAATCTATTCTACAAACAAGCTAAAGAAGAGTATAATGAACTTAAAAATAAGTTTGGAGAAGCTGGAGTAATGTCATTCTTAGAGAATATATCTGATCTAAAAGCTTGTGGTACTGTAGGAGCTAAACAAATGCTTAAGTGCATACATAGATATAGTACAACAATAGATAGAAAAAAGGCTTTCTCTAGATATTATAGATGGCTTGATAAGTAGAAATACATACAATTTGTAGAAGACGAAAATGGCGAACAAATAGAACAAGAATGTTCAAGGTACGTAGCTCACTCTGAAAGAATGCGCGGAAAACAAATCATTTATCAGAGCCCTGAGATGGCTTGAAAAAGAACAAAGATATAGACTTAAAAATGGATTGTACAACAAAGGAAATGATGTTTAAAGACATAGTTGAAGGTATGTATAAAACATACGAGAAGAAGAATAAAGACTATGGAAATAGCTTTGACATACTATGTGATAAGTTTGGATTAGTAGCAGCAGCTATACCGTTAAACAACAAAGTTGAACGTATAAATAGCTTGATTAGAAATAACAAGAGCTATGTAAACGAATCTATAGAAGATTCTCTTTTAGACTTAGCTAACTACGCAATAATGACTTTAATTTATCTTAAGAACAATGGGGAAAATAAGTAAATATAGTAATCTATACAAAGATAATACTTTGATAAGATCTGTAAACGGTAAAGGTATTTTAGAAAAATATACACTAAAGGAAGTACAAGATTTAGTAGATAAGCTTGGTACTGAGAAAGATGAGAATGGTCATATAAAAGATCAAGAAGGATTTAATAATGCATCATATATACTTATGCAAATGTACAATGATCCTAAGTATAACGATGAAAAGGAAAACTTTATAAAGGAATTAAATGACAGATTGCGAGTTAACAAAGAAGAAGTTGGTAGATCTCTTGAAGAGTTGGATAGAGGACTTCAACAAGGAGAGACAAATGGAGCCAATGATGATAGTAAGCTCAAAGGATTACAACTATCTGAAGAGTATGGGGATGGTAAAAAACGGTAGACTGATAACAAATTTGACACATTTAAAATCAACGGACAAGAAGTTACCATGTCTAAGACCGACGTTGAAAAAGACAAGGAGATGTCTAAAGGAGCATTCTTAAAGTCATACGATATAAATGACAATAAAGAAGAGTACGTAGAATACAAGGAGAATTAACTATGCCAAAGAAAGAAGTATAGAACTATTACCTAAAGTTCACAGATTACGTAGAAGTAATATATGCTGCATACAAGGAGCCTGAAAAAGACTGGGTTCCTTGTACAGATGAAGAAGCACAACAGATTGTTAAACTAAACGCTTAGGCGTACATGATATATAAACAAGCATATGAAGCTAATAGAAAACAAAATAGAAAAGTTAGAGCAAAAGCATGATTTATTAGGCGTATTTGAACAGATAGAAATAGCTGGCCGCACTGCGTATAAGTCCTTAGACAAAATAGAGAAGGATGATAATGGAAGATCTAAAACGGCTAAAGAATTTGTTGAAAGAATGGTAAATATGAACCACGGCTCTACTCTGGAACACGGAACAGTATATCTAACATTCCCATTTGGTCGTGGAGCTGATATGATGTATGGATTACTAAAATATACATCGGTTAAAAAGAATCCGAATATATTAGACTCTCCAGTTTATGTAACCACAAATTATAGGGTATTAGTTGAGAATAATCTGCTTGATGATTTAGAGTTCTTATGTGAACCTACAGAATATCATGAGAAGCGTACAACGTTTAGATTGACATGTGCAAGAGTACAAGCCGATTCATTTGTAAGACATAGAGTATTCTCATTCTTGATGGAGTCTACAAGATATTGTAACTATAGCAATGGTAAGTTTGATAACGAGATAACAGTAGTAGAACCTACCAGGTGGGATGATTTTAGTGCTGTACAGCAGAATTTATTCTTTGGTGTATGGAATTATGCTGAAGACAATTATATGACTCTAATTAAGACTGGTGTTAAGCCTGAAGATGCAAGAGACGTACTCCCACTACAGCTTAAAACAGAGCTTATAATGACAGGCACAGAGTCTCAGTGGGAAGAGTTATTTAAGCTAAGAATATCAGATCACGCACACCATGATGCAAAGTATATAGCAGAAAAAATAAAAGAACAACTATGAAGAATATAATTAAAACTATAAAATCTCTGTTTAAAAAGAATAAAAGCCGTTGTTGTGATGATTATGCTATTAAACTCAACATGATGTTCGGAGTAATATTTAATCGAGTTAGATTAGCTAATGCTTATAATTATAAGTATGTATTTAGCATCATTCCTCTTGATCATACTGTAATAATAAAATGTCAAACTTACAATAACATCTCAAGCTGGATGTCTTTAAACTTAATGCATTATTGGAAATATTCAAAAGAAAATTTAACTGACTATATTGATAAAGAGTTAAATGTTTTAGCTAACGAAGTAGATAGTAGTTATAATTGTTATAAAGCAAGTAAAAATGAAAAAGATAATTAAAGCTCTAGCTCACTCATTTCATTGGGTGACAGAGAGTAATAGATTAAAGCATATCCAGTATGGATTCTATGCTGGTCTATGTGGAACAATATTTGCTGCAATTGGGGCAGGATTAGCAGCAGAGTATAAAGATAAGCAATACGGTAACGTATTTGATTGGCTTGATGTAACAGCCACTGTAGTAGGGGGTATGTTTGGACAAGCAGCACAGTTATTGTTAATGTTAGGAATGTATAAGATATTTAAGTAATATTAACCCAGGGTGATTAAGTTCATTCTGGGTTTTATTTTGCCTATAAGGGAGAACCATTTTCTTTCTTTATATATTTCTTTCTTTTAGGAGAGGGTTTAGCTAAGCTTATATAGACTATATAAACTATATATACTTACTGTACCCTAATCTCTTTCTTTTGCTACTTTTCTTTCTCTATTGGAGAAGATCTTCGATCTGATACAATTGAGATCCTCTATTAGACGGCATAGATTGCCTATATTCACAAACGAGCTCATATAAGCCTCTGTAAGCCCTTATAATTACCAAGGTGGATAAGTTATCCAGAACATCTATTATAACGCGTCATAGAGCCTGTAAATAGCCTTAAATCGAATGCAGTATATTTCTCCATAAAAAATATTTTTTTATTTTTGTTTTATATGTACATAAACTCGGAACTAAAATTTTATTTTTGTTTTGAGTGTATAGAAACGCGGAACTCCCCCCTGCCACTTCCCCGTGCTCGTTGCAGCAGGAAAGTACCCCCGCACCCTACCAAGAAGGCAAACTCGATTAATCATTGTATTCGCTATGATACAAGTAATCGCATTATGGAGTGTGTTTGTGCTTGCGGTAATCATTGCAGGTATAGCACTACTAAATGCATCTCATGAATAACAGTAGTGGGATGCAGTGGTGATTAGGCTGTGTGATATTAGTGTTTTTTCTACACGAGTATATACACCAGCCTACTCATCATAATAGATGACAATTAGATAAAAACAAGTATATGTTAGGAAAAACCGTATTCTATCTTCGTGTCCAGGATGCGAAGAATAGACGTTACTGGCACGACAGCCAGAACTATGATTCAATGGAAGAGTTATTTGCTGCATGCAAGAGCTGGTTGGAAGAACATCCATTCACACCTGTGATCTTTGCAAAGAAGGTTATAGTAATCCCTGAGTAATCAGGGGTTATTATTCCTCCCAAGAAGCCATACTATAATACCACTGCGCTCGCTTCGCTCGCGAGTCCTCGTTGCTACCCAAGTTGCCAAACGTAGCTAATCATAATATTCGCCAACAGCCATTGGAGGTTGTATGGTAGTATGTTACGACATAATAAACTACAAGATATGATTAAGCTTTGCGTATTTGTAGTTGTATGGTTGATCAACATATTGTTGACAGTAGAGACTATACGACTCATACTGTTGTCTATAATAGACCGCAGTAACCTGCCAATTACATTGGCTGTAGCTGTAGCATTGTATGTATTGATTACTACAAGTGCTAAAAGAGTTAACTCCTTGACTGAGAATGCTAAGGAGGCATTGGGAATGGATTATTAAGGCGAGCTAATAACTCGCTTTGATAGCCCAAGTAGCCACACTTATCCTCCCTGTTTCCTACCCAAGTAGCCAAACATAGATTATTCATAGAACTCGCCAGCCAACACCGATAAGCTGTGCACATGAACTGATTTCGGTAACCCAATAAAATTGCAATTAAAATGGGAAATTTGATTAAAGGCTCTGAACTCGGAGCTTACAAGACTATCGCTATGTCAGTAGGCGTAGCATCAAAAGAGAATCGTAACGGTGTTAAATCACGCTTCCTGGTTCTCGTAGTTCGTGACGAAGATAGCGCTGCCGCTAAATCAAAACGAATTATCTTTTGGGATGAGGACGTACCAGGTTTGATCGACAAGATTAAGCCATTTACAGCTCCAAATCCTAACCCAGTCACCAAGGGTTTTGACGTAGATATGAACGCAATGAATGCTGCGGACAATGCTGCAGACTTCGCTGATTACCTACGTTTCCCAGGCATGATTGAAGAGCAATATGAGCTTGCTAAAGGCCCATGTTATGCTAACAATGCAGACGGAGAACGTATTCTCGATGCCGCAGGTAACCCTGTAGTACGCAGCACAATTTCTGTGCTCACACAGGTTAAATTTATCATGCCTGATGGCTCAATGAAGTACTTCAGCGGTATGGATCCTTACTCTACTGGAGCACGTATGGAATCACGTTTCTGGCGTGAGGCTGTGAATGCTGCAAGTACGCAGAGTGATGGTGTTGTAGGGGCTCCCGACATTCCTGAGAATCCTGCACCACAGGCAGCACCTCAGAGTCCATTCTAAGTTAATATATAGCCTTTCTCGTAAGAGAGGGGCTATATAGCTCACAACACAGATCTATTTTCCTATCTGTTGCAGCACAACCAATATTCTCAAAATGGGAGAGTATATAAGCATATATAAGTGATTTCGATTATCACATATTGGACAAAATGGTCAGGAGGACCTCCATTCTCAACGAAGGGTAGTTGGGAAGCGCATTTGATTATGTGCAATATAACCGCATATCAAGAGATTGCGAATCTTGGTATGGACGGGACATAGGTAGTAACGTAAATACCTATGCAAGTATTATTTTCTTCTGTAAGGTAATAACCAAAGCAAAAGTAAATAATCAGATTCAAATACAATGCCAAGAAATTGTTTGAATCCCTATAATACCATTCTTGGATGGCAAGAGTAGAGTCGCAAATCTACTCTGGATTGTAATTGGTTGAAATTCCCTGGGCTCTGTATACAATACACCTGCCCTAAAATCCATCACACATCTTGTGCCTTGACGTGGCGTGGTGGCTTTAAACAGAACAAGATTTAAAACAAAAAAGTTATGGAAAAGATTAAAGATCCAGAAAACCAACTCTCAAGGATACTGAGTATGGTTATTGCGTTCTTCGCAGGAACGTTATTTGTGTTTGTAATATTAGGCATTAGTAAATGTCATGTTATAGACGATTTAGAGTATGCCAACTATAAGACTCTCGAATACAAAGAGAATCTATGTAATGCATACTACAACTATTTCAACAATGCTGAAGCTATGTTGGATAGTGTGAAAATCGAGGATTCTCCTTATATCGAAACTGATAAAGGTTCTGAATATCTTAATAGTGTAAAAGCTGTTAAAGATTTACAGGATCAAGAGGAGAATTGCGATAAATACTAACCCCAGCTGTAAAGAGGTAGCAAAGAAAAAGACAAGATGGAGAGTCTCTGTACTTCAGTTCTATAACCATCATTTGTTGTCAGCCCCTGTGTGAATAATAGTAACATTTATAGGAACTGTCTGGAGTGCTCACGAAAGTGAGAATATGCACATTAAATTAAATCCTTGTGCAAGGTAAATGTATGGAAGATTTTATTATCTTTTCAAACACATGTGGTGGTAACACTGCAATTCGCAAATCAGAAATCGCTGTCATTCATGAAGACGATGACGAAGGAGTAATTTCGGTAGCGTTAAAGGATGGTATCGAATATGATACACATGAAACGTTCGAATCCATCATCTCGAAACTCACAAAGTAATGGGACAGAGTAATTACGAAGAGTTCTTGAAGGCAGCTGATGCAGCCGCAAGAAAGGTGCATAAGTCAAACGCTAAGCACCAAGTAGTCAATCATGTATGGAATTCTGAAAAGAACAAGTACGTGAAAGTTAAGCGTTATCGTGCAAAGTCAGCAATGACAAAGCGTGAAGAGCGTGAGTTCTTTGGTCATCCATTCACATTCAAGAAGAATATTGTAGCCATCAATGATGGTAATACAACACTCTTGTTCGATAAGAACTGGCAGCTTTGTGATATTCTCCCAATGGAAGAAAGTGCAAAGGAGTTTCTCGATGAACATCGTGGTCAACCTTATGGATTATTTGAACATGAATAGGTTTGAATACAAAGATTGCAAAATGCTTAAACGTATGGGGTTTAACCACGATACGAGTAGTTATTTTGTAAAGGGAGTGCGCGTTATTGGCGCTGTTCCATCAAATGCTGAAGAAATCAAAGAGAAAATCAAGGCAAGTATAGATGCTTAGTTCTATACAAAGTTAAAAACTTAAACATTATCAAAATGAATATTTTAAAGACAACTCCAAAAGGCGTAGTAATCGAGACAAAGATTGGAATTAATCCAGAGTTATCAGAGAAGTTATCAAACTGTGGTTCTTACCACATGAAGGCAATCAAGAAGCAGTGCGATAAGATCGCAAGCTGGGAGATTGTGGATAACGATATCGTGAAGGATAAAGATTTCCCAAAGATGGTGAAAGTGACATCTGTTCCATTCAATGAAGTAGACGCCGACTGTGTCAGCACATTTGTAAAGACACAGGAAAACCTTGTAGAAACTGTTCTTAAGGCAGAGTCTATGAGTTTGGTAATTGACAGAGCGGTGGATTGCGTTAATCGTGTATTCAAAGCAATGCTCGATACGTCTTTTACACCAGACGAGTATGCAGAAAACTAAGGTCCATATAAAAAACCAACAGCATCAACAGCGGAAAGACAAATCCGCTGTAGATGAGGTTGGGAACAAAAGATTCCGACTTTTCTTCAAGTCTGGAGGGGCGAGCATTCTCGTAGCTAAAGGGTTAACAAAGAATGAGGTTTATATTCTTACTAAACAGTTTGAAAATAATCTCAAGAATTACGACTCTAAGCTCGAAGGAGTGTGGTTATCAGTAAAATAGCAAATGTAAGTGCTTGTCTTACATAACATTTAAACATTTATCAAAAATGATTCCAAGTTACAATAAACCAAGTAACAATGATGGATTTGAGAAAGTCTTATTCATCTTATTTATAGCCATGCTGTTCTTCGGCATTGCTGTAAAATGTAGTGCACAAAAAGTGCAACAGAAAGCTGTGTATGACACAGTAATGTGTGATCAGACTTGTATTCAGAAGTATGTACAAATTCCTAACGAAAAGACAGGGAAAGTACGTATCTTTGCTGTATACAAAGATTCTAAGCACAATGTGAATGAGCTTATTAATGTGTCAGAAAGTACATATGATTACATTCAGACATGTAAAACCTATGGGATTCCTGCCCAATTAGGTATTAAGCTCAGAAACGGTGCTATCCAGAGTGTTATTCGCATTAAAACAATTATAACTGTTAGGCGATGAACGATGGAATAAAGAAAGGCGTAGCGGTGTACCGTAAAAACAAATACGGTCACCTCTACAACATATTTCTCGTTGAAGGTACACGCGGAGATAAAATCCTTGCTAAAACCTTAAACGGACGTAAAATAACATTAGAGAGAAATGATTTTTATCCAGTAAAAATTCCAAGTTTGAGAATATCAAAGGAGGAAATGGATAAAATTATAGCTGGTGTTAGAGTCTTTAATCACAATATTACACAATCGTGGGTTGATGTAGTAGAAGGATTTAAAGAAAAACAATTTGAAATTATAAGACTAACACATACAAATAGAAAAGTGTATGTGATGTTAGAGTCCATTAACAGATCTGTTAAGAATAAGATTGTGAAAGAAAGCGCAAATGGAATTCTAACTAAACAGATCTTTTCTATTAGATGCGCCATTTGGAATATCATATTTGAATGAAAATTCCAAAGCCAGGCCAATTTTGCACAATAAACAATGTAGTTTACAGGGCTTATAAAGCAAAAGATGGCTGTAAAGGATGCGCTTTCAACAATCTGTTTTCATGTTTAGGTATAATAGATGGGAAAACAGGTAGAGCTAAAATGGACTGCAAGTATAGTCATATAATCTTTAAAAAAGTATGAAGTTGTTAAAACTATCATCAGTTATAAGAATAATCATTTCAATCTTAATTTTGTATTTGATAGAAAATGGTACAATCGTAAGTAGATTTAATACTGCGATAATAATACTGTGTTTTATCGAATTAACGTTAGACCTTTGTTACATTGTGATAAACTTAAGTATCAAAGAGTAACCCAAAGTGTAGAGTATTAGCATCAAACTAATGCTCTACATGTACATTTAATGCAACCTACGCCTCCGAAGTACAAGGAGAGTACGACTGGTCCCAAGTCCAGGATGAAAGATGCAGAGGGGATGTACATTTAAGTGCACGCTTATCAAGAGCGCGATGCTGAGTCTCGAATACTCCGTGCACTACAAGAACTTTTTGTTTTTATTTAAGTTGTTATTATATTCGATTAAATGAGTGTTGTGAAACACGCATTCTTATTGGTTTGATGTCATAATTGAAGTTTAGTTAGACACAAATGGTAATAGCGATTATCAAACAACACACTTGCTTGTGAAAGTAGGTGTGAAATGGCTTTATAGCTTAATTGGTGAGAGCGCCCCGCGTTACGTGAGGAGGTATAGGGTCGGAGCCTATTAAAGTCACATCCCGTATTTTCTATTTTCAACCATGTTTGATTTTTAAATAATAGCGATTATTTATTATCTTAGTCTGAATAATTTATTTGTTCATTCGATGTGCGGTTCGTGAGAATAGCACATTTATGGCCTATTCGTCTATCGGTTAGGACACAAGATTTTCATTCTTGTAAGAGCGGTTCGACTCCGCTATAGGCTACGAAAGTTTTTTCCAAGTTCTTTAAAAACTGGGCAATTAATTTATGTTAAATCCAATAAAACATTATCAAAATGGAAAAATGGATTAAAGGGTTTTTGGCAGCATCATTTATGCTGTTTGCAGCCACCCTTGGCTTAACTGCCTTAACAAGCTGCAATCATGAGAGTGGCAACAGGAAAATCAAGAATTCAGATTCTGCTTTTGTGGTTGGAATTGTTGAAAAGTACTGTCACCCAGAAATGTCTTCTGTTGACGAGGCTGTAATGCTTCAGCAACAGATGTCAATGGATGCTGATTATGAACGTGTGTTTATCAACATGCCGCCGAAAACATTAGAGGCAGTAGTTCATGTAATGACACACAAGAATAACGCATCCACATTTACGATCAAAGATATTGCTCAAGAGTATTTATCAAGCCAGAAAGTATATGACAATCTGCCTGATAATGAGCAAGAATCCGATGTGGTCTCGAAACCAAAAGTGCTTGACGAACCCGATAGTATAGGAGGAGGAAAGTAGTATGGAGACAAGAGCTATCGTAATTCTCTATGAGGGAAACAAAGTACCTGAAAAGGTATTGATGAAATTTGCTCAGATTCTTCGCAAGGAGAAGATCGTAAGTGATCGTGACATCAGTATCTCAGAGCTTAATCAGAGTGATATTTCAAAGACTTTAGCAAAAGCTAAAGCTGCAGAATCTATTACATTTAAGTATGTAGTAGAGAAAGATCCTACTGAGCAGGCTATGATCTACCTGAAAGGTTATTTCGGTGACGAGATCTGGATGAATCCAGTATTGTTTGGAGTTAACCTTATGGGTGTAAAAACCTCTATTACCGAAGAGGGTAAAACCGCTCTACGCATATTGTGTAGAGATAACATCTCTTCAGATGTAGCTATGAAGTACAATTTTACACAAGCTCACTTGACAGCTATTAAAGCCGTCGTAACATCAATGTAATGAAACACTATGATGATCACCATATGGTGGTAGAGAAAGAGAGTAAAAGAACAGAACGTGCAAGACATATTAATGCAAGACCATACAAACGTTCTAAGTACAAACATAAAAACTACGAAGAGGATGTATAAGGTAGAACTTTGGAGCCGTAATTCTCATGGTAACAAAAAAGACCTGATTTCAACATCTTTGTATCCTACAAAGGAAGAAGCTGATGCTGCGAGAATAGTCTTAATAAGACTATCTCGTGGCAGAACGTTCGTCCCAATAGACGCAGAGTGTGTGAAATTAGGCAGGCCAGAAGTGGCTATTTTCAACGAAACTAACTATATTGTTTGTTAGAATCGTTTAACATAATATTAATTTTTAAAATCATTATCAAAATGGCAAAAGAAACAAAGAAACCAGCAAGTGAAGTAGTAGTAGCTACAGAAGAGAATGTGATGGAACAGATCAAGAATGGAAATCTCTTGAAAGAGTCTAACGTCAAAGCAGCTCTCGATGAAATCGAGAAGCGTAAGGACGAGAAGCAGAAGCAAGAAGCTATCAACATGATCTGTGTTGCTAAGTATCAGAACAGCAAGGCTCTTCTTGAGCTTCGCGCACGTCGTCGTGAAGAGAAGAACACCAAAGAGTTCCTTACTGAGACAAAGAACATTCTTGACGAAGTACTTGGTGGTAAGATTACTCCTACAAACTACGGAAAGAGACGTCAAGAGCTGCGTGAAAACTTCCGTAAGAAGAACCGCGAGAGCGATACTCAACTTTCTGAAGAGATGCAGGAGCTGCGAGAGAGCTTTGAAGGCCGCTGGCAGTATTCATGGGATTGCTAATCCTAAGAGTGTACAATTAGCGTTGAGTTAGCAGAGTCTTAGAACCAGCCTAACACGGAGACTACGGATAGTTTAAAGAAATTGGCCCCACATGGGCGTAATCAAGAAAACACCTATTCAGTGAATTAACACTGACACAAGAGCCTTTGAGCCATGTGCAACGCAAACAGCGAGGACACGCTGTATAATATGTCCAATTATGATCAAACAATTACAGTATGCGAACCATAGAGTCGGTGCTCCTATAAGGAATCCTCATTGGCGAGGTAAGTAGACACTGTACTGTGTATCAAGAATCAGATACATGCGAATTATACGAGAGTCTTGAACCAGTTATATGAAACATATTTGTAAAAGCTTATAAATGCGTTTTAAAGCGTTTAAACAAGTTAAGTGGATTAGCTACCCACGAGATGCGTTAGAACGTCTTAGAACGCACGTAAATAGCTTTATTCAGGATCTTTAGGATTGATCACCTAAAGATTCACTAAGAAAGAAGCATATCCGTATGAGGTATACGACCAAGACGCGGGTTCGAATCCCGCCAGCTCCACTATAAACACATAGAAAGGAGGAGAATCTTGTAAGGGGACTCTTAATAGAGCAGTACGTAGATCAACCCTCCTACAATGGGGCTGTATGGTTTTGATTGGCGTGGAAGTAAATACACCTATTCGGTTAGGAAGGATACTGTATAAATTCAAATGGCAACTTTAACGTTGTTGACTATACTTGCGTAGCGTAAGTAACAGTCAGGTGGATGCGAAACCTACCAAAGTGGTTTAGATTCGGGAGAGCGCTGGTAATTTAATATTAACAACGGTTTTGTACTACTTTAATTGTGGGTTCGATTCCCACCTCTCCCACGATTATGAAGACAGGATATAAAGAGATGCTCCGTAACAGGTTACCTGATTACGTTGACTTGGCACTAAAATGGTGTCGTGTCAAAGAGCTTTGGATTAACCATGTCTATGATTCTCAGATAAATATATACGCAGATAAACAAGAGCGTTATAATGCTACTCGCATAGCTCTTGGATTATCATCTAAAGAGCGTATATTTAAGTTTGAGGATAGTATAGATTGGGTATGGATTTCTGAAGAAGAAAAAGAAAGATTGATACCAGCTGTAGGTTGGATCAACTTCTTTAAATTCTATTTTCCATTTATTGAAAACAAATGGAGAATAAATCTCTCGTTAGGTAGGACGGAACAAAGTTTTATTGAAGAACTGTCTTCTGGATACCTAAAAACAGTCAATGATTCTATAAGAAATAAATTGGCAGTTTTTATTACTAATTATTTTAAAAAATGATTATGTATTTTCCACGTACCAAAAAGATTTATCTTGCCGAATATGTAGGATGGGATTGGAAAGTCGTTTGTTACAAAGAAGGATGTTATAATTTTGCATACAAATGGAATGTTATAATACCTTCTAAATTTTGTTATTTAATGAAAAACGACGACGTTGTAAATCTATTAGGTTGGATTCATGAAAACATCGTAATGAAATTAGAAGATTTAACGTATATTACACTTAATGTATTGATACGAATATCAACGGGTCTTTTGAACAAGTGCGATATTGACAAGGATACAAAAATAGAGTTACATGATACAATCGTTTCTCAATTGAGAAATAGAAAATCCTACTTAATTAGTGAAGATTTACCTTTTTAGCTATAGATCATTGGGTTGATCTATAGCTCCTATTGTGGTCAAGCTATATCCACGATGCGAGTGACACGCTTATAAATAGCTCTATTTGTTTTGAAAAATCCACGTATTACCCCAGAGGAAGTGGAGATTATCAAAAGCGCGCAAGCTGGTAATATATCAGCTTTTAATAAACTTTTTCATCGCTACAAGGGATTCGTTGATACAATCCTATACTACTATCTTAAAGATATGGATGAAGCAAAGGATATAACTAACATTGTATTCTTAAAAGTTTATGAAAAACTCTCTCAATTCACAGACTATGACTCATTTGGAGGATGGCTGAGAATTTTAACAAACCGTACAGCAATTGATTACTTACGTAGTGTCAAGAACCACGCGAAACCTGTAGGAGAAGAAAGTGAAAGACTATCGCTTGCCTCTTCTATATCTTCCGATGAAGATGATCTTGTCAATCGTCTTGCATATGAAAGAATACTCGAAGAATTTGAAAAATTCCCTGCTCACATGAAGCAGATTCTTGAGCTATTCTACGTGAATAATATGACTGTTGTACAAATTAGTGAAGCTTTGAGAATCCCCACTGGAACTATTAAGTCGATTTTATCAAGGACTCGAAAGCAAATCAAAAAATCGTTTAATCAAAATTAAAAAAAATGGACTTACTTTGGTTTTTCATTGGAATCCTTATTATCTTTTGTATCGGTCGATACAATGAGAGTAATAAGTTGTTTTGGATACTGTTAATATCATTTGTTGGTAGTTTTGCAGTAGCTACAATCATTACGAAAGTGACATCGTATGATTCTAATGGAGCTAAGAAGAAGGAGGTTCAGGTATGTAAACCCACGCAGGCGTCAAATAACGCATCAGGAGTATTCCTTTTGGCAGATGCTATGTTAGGAGACACACAAAGCGTACAGCTAAAACCTGCGAGTCAGGAAACATACATGCCTGAATTACTTTCAATTGGCTTCAATAGTCCGCTCGTTAATAGCGGAATAGTTTACTCACTTCTAAAACCACCACAACTATGTTTACATATTTCGACACTTCATGACATGTCATGAATTAACAAAACAGCATTCAATTAATTAACGTGATATTTTCACAAGTAAATAACTTTTAAATCATTATCAAAATGAGTAAGAAGAATAAAGGCGCAAAGCCACAGTCAAAGTCAGCTAACAAGGCTGCAAACGCAGCTCCTCAGGTAGAAGCTCCAACAGTGGAGACTAAGAAAGAGGAGAAGGTAGAAGAACCTAAAGTAGAAGAGGTTCAGACACTCGCTAACCCAATGAGCGAATTCACTGAGGAGGTGAAAAAGGCTACAGCACGCGGACTCGATTCAAATCGTACAGTAGACTTGCTCAATCTCAGTCACTCTTATTTCCACGACCCAGATGCTGCAGCAGAGCGTTATGGAATTAAGAAGGAAGTAGCTATCACAATGGATAAGTGTACAGCTATCGGTGTGATGACTATGTTTGCTCAGGAAGTAGCTCTTGCTGACACCCCATGGTCTCGTACAATGCGTCCAGCAGTACTGGAGAACATGGCAGAAGTTGCGAAGGAAATTGGTGTAACAATCAACCTCAAGTCATTACCAGCTCCTGACAAGGACGGTAACGTAACTATTACCCAAGAGAACGTGAAAGTCTCTGCGGAAACTAAGAAGAAGCTTAAGGAGGAGAAGGAACTCCTTGAGGAGAAGCCAGAATTGGATGTTAACAAGATTGAGAATAAGATGCAGCTCCGCAAGAGTCTTCTTATCTTCTTGTCTGAGCGCAAGGATTATCTTAAGAACATTCAGAAGGCTATCAGTCTTTATGCAGCATATCTGGAGAAGGAGAAAGCCGACGCCACCAAGGGCATGTCTCGTATTCAGTTGTTGCACAACCTTATCGAGTTTGTTGGAGAGGCTCCGATTGTAATGAATGGAATTGGTTCCTTTCTTTACACCGTTACCGCTACAACAAAGTCTCCAGTACCAGCCTTTTGTCACCTCAAGAATACAGTTACAGATCGCACCACAGGAAACTGTGAGTATGACAATCACTTTATAGCTGATGTTGTACGCGAGATCGTAATCTGGAAGGCTAACCTCAAGAAGGCTGAGAATGAGAAATCTATCGAAGCTGTAAAGAAGAATCTCGAGGTGCTCAAGAAAGATTCTAAGAAGAATGAGAAGGCAATCAAGGATCAAGAGGAGCGTATTGAAACTCTTGAGAACAACAGTAAGGTATTTGATGTAACAATCTCATACGTAACTGAGCCTTCTGCAGACGCTATCGAATCTTTCATGGAGAAACGTGCAGAGAAAGATCCAGTAGCAATAAAGATGTTCAGATCTCTTTCTGAGAGTCTTTATCGCGGTACTGATCTTAAGGGTGTTAAGACAGACAGCTTGCTCGCAAACATGAAGATGCAGGCTGGAGTGATAACAAACATGTTCCGTGATCCTAACATGCAGTTTGTAAACTATAAGGAGTCTGAGATTCCTGAGTTGCAATTCATGAAGGAAGGCGAAACCGAAGAGCCAAAAGAGGAGCTTAAAGAGGCACCTAAGGAGGAGTCTAAGGAAGAACCTAATACGGAAGGTGAGCCAGAAAAGACAGAAGAGTCAAAAAACTAATTCAGACTGCCAAAGAAAAAATTCGCGAAGTTGGTAGTCGTATTGGTAAGGCTTACAAAGTCTTGAAAGGCGAGTAAATCTATCAAAGATGAAAAAGTTAACAACATTTCTCTGCAGTATAGCATTCGCTCTTAGTGGAGTGTGCCTTGCTGTGAGTAAATCAGAACCACTACGGTTGCCTGGAAATACTGTAGTGTATGCGGAGCCTATGAAACCAATACCAGCTCCGTTTTTCTTGAATCAGAGTAACACTGAGAAAGAAGCTAAAAAGGACACTGTGTTTACCCAAGTGGTAAAACACGACACAGTCCAAGTAACTAACACAAAGTTCAAGTACGTTGTAAAGGTTCGTACTGAAGCTAAAGCTGAGACTCCGTATCTCCCAGCTTTTAGTATAACAATACCGAAGGGGAGTTGGGAAACCTCCCATGATTCTACAAAAGTAGTATTAGAATAAAAGAACCGAGTGTATACCGTATATAGTCGGCGCTCCTGTATATTGTAAGCTATGCGCTTAGTATGCAGGGGCAGCACATTAGTTCCATATAAGGTCTCATTAGCCTTAGGAACGAATTAACTTGATCCGAAAATATGTTAGCGCTCTCAAAGCGTGAGAAACCCAAAAGATAGGATGGAAGACATTTAAGCGTGAAAAACTTATTTGTATTAGGGATAGCGTCGTATCAAACCCTATTCATATTGAAGTGAGAACCGTCTGGCGATGGATATATGAGAACCGCGCGTAAGTTGTGAGTTGCCAATCACACAGAATTGATGCCGTATCGGAAATGTATACTATGATACTATGTATATAAGAACGTTACACGAGATGAAGCTATAATAAGAAACCCCGAAGAATATAGTACATGGTATGGCTATATGAAGGCAAGGCCAAGTCTATTATAGAAGTATCTACTAAAACCCAGCTCAGTGTTCCTCTACCACCAAAGTAGAGTATGAAGGAGTGAAAAAATGTATGGAGTATAACTATATCGTGAAAGGGATAATACCCACGAAGTATACCGTAACTATGCTGGCTATGTAAAACCCGACTGTTCGATTCAGTCACCTTTTGGGTCACCTTAGGGTCCAGGGACGGGGTAAAACGCCTGATGTATGATGAAGTACGTCCGCCAAGCTTTGGTCGTTTATGCGGGATATAAAAGTAAAATGACCAGCAGGTTGTGCAATACCTGAATGCAGAAATGCTACGCGAAACGAGGCCGCGGTCAAAGTCTGATTTGAGTGTACACAGCTCTTTGGGTGGAGTGAAGATGTAAGTGGTACAATGGGATGAGTTGATAAAAACAATTCTCCAATGCGATGATAACGTTACAATCATGGTAGCCGCACTCAGAGGCGATACTGGGAAAACTTTATTTAGGTAGACCTGATTCCGAATGCCATATTGCCAATGGTAATGAAAGATCCGTCAACCTTCAACAACTACAAGTATTAGTGCTTTGCATTATATTTACAATATTATATAGTCTCTACAGAGTAGTAAGCTGGTATATTATGTATGAGTAAGTGTATAGCTTTAGATAAGTATTAAGAAAAGAGAGTTAGAGAGAAAATAAACATGTTTAACAAAAATGGATGTCTCCCGATAGATATACCCCTTTCGTTGTAAGAAAGAAATTGAGTCGGAAATCCGAGTGCCAACCGTAACTTTGAAATAATTATGCAGAATAAACTATACGATTCCGTCTCGAGCTTGAGTCGCCGAACGTAACTACTAATAGGTAGCAACGGACGGTATTGAAGCAGGACAGCAAATCCTTATAGATTTATAGAGCAGTTATCAGTAAACTGATGGGCAGCAACAGAACTTAAGTACGTCCTTGCAATAAGGATAGGGAGTTAGTGACTCATTAATACATCCTGTCTCGGTGTATTAAAAAGGAATGTTGTGGGTGACAAGGGTAATGATAGGGTTAAATTCCCGAGTGTTCGTGCACTGTCTCGAAGAAATGAGAGATTAAAAACAAATGAGGAAGCTTATCCAATAGAAAAAACAGCCGTAGTATCTGTGATCCCCCTGAAGGTGAGATAGTTCGATAATGAAACGCAAATTATGTATTCCGCGTATAAGAATGAATACTAACATAAGAGACAATCTGTGGTGAATTAACAATCATCGGTAGTTACTTTTAAGTATGTGGAAAGTACGAGAAGAAATTACCAAAGTTTTTGTGGGTCAATCGTATGTGGAAACTTACATCTGTATCTCAGCACTGTAACCCTCCGCGAATCCTGAATCATCAGAGACTTTGACGGATACAGAATAGTATACTTCACATATTGTTTATTAGAATTAAACAATGAATTACATAAATCATTGCACTTGATTGTGCACATTCAACATTCAAAGCTTATGATAGCAATTTTAATGATGGGCTAAGTTAATCCTACCGTTGGATTCCCGTTACATGAGTTGAGCTTCACTTAGAGGAATATAGAAATGTAACAGTTAAAATTGGAAGCGTGCTTCCCATTAGAATAGCAATTGAAGTTGATTTTTTCACAACATTCAGACCCAATGAGGCAGTAATGTTTTACTTTATAAAGCTGTATTTCAGCGTAAAACTTTATTATTAATTTCATCGTTGGTTTATCAAAAACGATGTCAAAAAGGATGAAAACTTATGGAAACTGTAAAAGCATCAGTAGTAGCAAACAATCGTAAGTCACTCTCAATCGTAGGCCAGAACTTTGGCTGTCAGTATTATCGCCCAGAGGCACGTCAGAACACTGTTAACTTCGACGAGAAGAAGCGTAAGATCGAGCAGGATGGCAATGTTGAGCTCACAACGAATCGCGCAACAAAGCGCTACCTCGTTAAGGGTTATGACGTAGTGAGCATTCAGCTCGGTAACGACATCACTGGTTCTCCAGTAGTGTTCATCAACAAGGATGATCAGGCAAGTGAGGTAGCGATGCCAATCTCTCCAGATTTGTCTAAGGTTGGTCAGGTGACAGAAGACGCTGTTTCTAAGGCTCTTCGTGGTGACAAGAACATCATCTTCTCTGACGTAGAGAAGTTGGTTAAGCAGTGCAATGCTGCAAACCAGGCTGAAATCAGCCGTATTGAGGAGCTTAAGGCTAACCTCGACAAGGAGTTGCAGTCTCTTCAGAATGCAATTGCTGGTAACATCAAGAAGCTCGATGATTACAATCACGAGATGAATGCAAGCACTAACGCTGCATCAGGTGTAACCGTAACAATCACAGAGGACTAAACATATGGAAAAGCTTGTATCTAATGCAAGCAAACTGTTAATGCAAGTTCTAATGACTGATCCCAAAGTGTCTGTAAAGATACTTGACAACGCAAATGATGCAGAAAAGTACAAGATTTGTACAATCCAAGATAATGGTACTATTGTTCTTGGAAAGACATCTGTGCGTTGGTGGAATCAGTTGTTAGGCTGTCAGGACAAAATTCCATTTGATAGTTTTGCTTTGAAAGTGTGGGACGCTTTGGTAGATTTATCAAGCGGCCTAAACAATAAAGCTATTCTCAATGGTTTATCTATTGAAGTAGTAAAGAAGTCAGTCCGTACAAAGGACTATGACTATGTTGTCCGTCGATTATATGATTGCTGGGCGCATGTGGCTCAGAAGAGCGAAGGATACCAAAAGGCTCTGTCTCCCGAGGGAGGCCCGGGTTCGGCCCAAGACTGTCCTGGTGGTACTTTCGCGTCCGACAAGCCACGTGAAATAGTAATCAACATCAACGGTACTAAGAAAACAATTCCTTTCATAGATAGTAATGGTGATCCACTGAATATAGGATTGGATTACGGATTTCTTGGATTTCGTAACTTGTAAGTGATATATCTGAGGATATAGAAGCATAATCCCGAGGGAAAATGCTTCATAACAAGCAGTTAAGAAAGAAAAGAATGAAGTATGATGATTCTAAATTCGGATTATCGTTACTTGGTTATTTACAGTTATCCATTTCCCCGAGGGGATTGGGGTGTGCTTCCTGCGGGAGGCGCACCTCGCGGATTAACTTTAAGTAAACTTGGTTCGATTCCAAGCTATGAGCAAGTGTAGGTAAATGATCTCTCGAATTCATATTAGTTGTATTTTTAATTTTAATCAAAATCTAATTATGAGTAAGAATAAATCAATTGAATTGAATTCAGCAAAGATCATCAATATCCGTAAGAATCTTGATATGACAATCAACAAGTATTGGAAGATCATTCGTGCGGAAAACGTAATGGCTAAGAAGGCTATTGCAGCAGGCCAGGGTTCTGGCTACGACCTCAAGGGTTTGTACAATGAAATCACACAGATGAGTGAGAAGCGTATTATTATTAAGGGTATGCTTATGTTGCTTAATATGGGTATTACAGAGTTCAACTATGAGGAGTTTAAGAAGACCAATAACTATGCTATTTTTGCAGCTGGTGAAGCTAAGGAGGCTATCGCTCAGCTTAAGATGATTCCTACCATTAATCCTTCTGAGAAGGCATCTAAGGGTAAGAAGCATATGGGTAAGACAGAATCTTTTACCTCAGCAAAGATTGCATCTCTCGTTAAGGAGAGCCAGTTGAAGGCAAATAAGTTTGACGCTAAACTCAAGGAGTTTAACGACAATACTAACATAACATGTACTGATGATATTGCAGAAAAGTTCTCTATGGACTTAGCAGTATAATATCGGCACAAGTATATGGTGTATAAGGACCAGCATTTATGCGACAGTTCGAGGCTGTCTATACTTTCATTTTAAGGCCATTTAGAGGCCTTCTAAGGCGTTTAAATATATTTCCAGGACAATTCATCGCAGAGATGAAAATAACGTCTTAGAACGTAACTATTTAAATCATTATCAAAATGGATAAGAATTTGCAACCAAACATATCAGACCCAAACGTTATATATAACACAGTAAAGAACAATCGAAAGAAGTATCTTGAAACTCACTTTGCTATGCGTTCAAAGAAACAACCTTGGTACATGCTTACTAAAGGTAAGTGTAAGAACTATGAAGAGCGTATGAAGAGTTGGGGTGCCTGTGTAGATTACTACAAAGTTCCATCAGAAACTAAAGTTATGAGTGAACGAGTTGTTATCAAACGTATTGGAAGTGCAAACTTTATGGAGCGATTAGCTCAGCATAAGCTTGCAAAATGGGTGCGTAAACATCCAGCACCATGTGATGAAATGGATTTGTTTAAGAACGAATTCCTTGAACCATGGAAAGAAGAGCGAGATAAAGCTCTTGAACATTTTCGAGATATCGTAGTTTCGATATATGACAAAACAGTATTACCGTATGACCGCAAAAAGGCATTGATTGTGCCTATGATAGATATGGGTGGAGAAGTCTATTCATATCCAAATATGGACCCGATTACGATCGGTTATCCATTATGTAAGTTTGCTGGAAAACGGTTCGTTAAGAAAGATACTGTAGTGGACGTATGTAAAGAGGCACTTAAGAAAGTGTCTAAGTCAGGATATAACTGTAAATCAGTTGACTATACATACGAACGCAAGGTGTTGCTCAGTGTAGCAGCATAACAGTGCTGGTGGTGACACTCTTCGTCCCACCAACACTTTAAAAAGGAGAGTTGGCTGAGTGGTCTAAAGCGCTGGTCTTGAAAACCAGAGGGCGGTAAAACGCTCCAAGAGTTCGAATCTCTTACTCTCCTCCAACATTGGAGATTTAAGCCTAATTGGTAAGGCAACAGTTTGCTAAACTGTCAGTAATCGTAGCAATATGATGTATAGGTTCGAGTCCTATAATCTCCGCAATACTTAAAATCAATAATATGTTAACAATAGTATTAAGTGCAATACTTGGATTACTTGTTGGTGTTATATTATTCCCAATAGGATTATTTCTTAGAGCAAGGAAATCTGGTTGGAATGATAGTAATATCTTTAATATATTTCATGTGTTGTTTCATTTAGCCTTACATCCTGATGATTTCACCAAGATGTATTACAAGAACGGAAAGAAGCCGTTCTGGTACTTAACAAAAGATGAGTTTTCAGAAGTCTTATATGTAAGACCATAGTAATAAATAAATATAAACAATATAAATTACGTAAAACCATCAATTATCCAAATCAAAGTAGAGAACTTTAACCTTATGTCAGCTTCTAATAAAGAAGGTTCAACATGGGTTAATGGAAACGCTACTGGTTGTGAAAAACCAGTAACTATTGATGATTTGGAAAAGAGTGATGAGGAATGCTCAGGTAATTAACCTGAGCTTCCTTAACTATTATTGATTAGCTGTAGATGGTCTAAATGTTGGTTCGATTCCAATATACAGCACATACGTTTACTTAGAGTCATTGAACCATGTTTATACGAAATTTTAAAGTCGTTACATACGACATAGAGATTTCCCCAAACTGTTTTCATTGTACATGTAAGGACACAGAAACACAAGAGTTATTACTTTTTGAAATATCTAATAGAAAGAATCAGCTAACAGAGTTAGTTGATTTTTTCGTTTCTAAAGATATAATCTTTTGTGGCTATAACAACAAGCATTATGACGACGTGGTATTAAACTATATTATAGATCTTCAGAGACAATTGAGTCATAGAGCCAGTCAAGAAGTCTGTAGGTCATTATATAAGCTGTCTAAATGTATAATAGAATCAGAAGACGGAGATATAGAAAGATTCAAGAAATGGAAATATGCAAATAAATTTAACTCTATGGATCTTTTGACTATGCAATTTAGTTCAAAGTTAAGAGTAGGTCTTAAAGAAATGCAATTAACTATGCACTATAAAAACGTTCAGGAATATTCAGGTTCATTTGATTTACCAATCGAAGACTCTGATATTGACGAAATGATTGCATACAATATAAACGATGTTGAATCTACTACAGATCTATTAGGTAGACTTGAAGAAGATATAAAACTTCGTTTGTATATTGAAGATGAATATGGAATTCCATGTTTGTCTTTCGATGGAGTAAAAATCGGAGAATCCATCCTTGCTAAACTTTATTGTAAGAAAACAGGCGTAGATATAAAAGAACTCAAAAAAAATCAAGAGCCAGTTGAAGACATAAAGCTAAAGGATGTGATTTTCCCTTTTATACAATATAAAAATCCGAAATTACAAGACGTTCTCGAAGATATGAAAAAACAAGTAGTTGATTCGCATGAACGCAAAGGCTATGAGAAGAAGTTTGTTCTCTCAAATTTAGGCTATTCTGTTGGAGTTGGTGGATTACATTCTATCAACAAACCAGAAATCTTCCGTCCTAACGAGAATGAGTATATTGGGCACAGTGATGTGGCGTCGATGTACCCATCGTTGTTAATTAAATACAACCTTGCTCCAAGTCGTGTAGGAAAAGAATTTTTGCAGGTCTACACTGACGTTTATAACGACAGAATTTATGCAAAACATAATCGACAGAAACTTAAGGACAAGACACTAAAGCTTGCTCTTAATGCTGTAACGGGGAAAATGCAAGAAGAATCAAGTTGGTTATACGATCCATTTAACGTCTTCCGAATAAGAATCAATGGACAGTTGATCTTGTTTATGTTGATAGAGCGTTTGCTGGAGTTAGATTGTAGGATCATACAAGCTAACACAGATGGTGTAGTGTATATAGCTAAGGAAGAGAATCGTAGTAGAATTCAGGAAGCTATTACAGAGGTAGAAGCTATTACACAACTTGTATTTGAAAGCAATGATTATGAAGCGTTTTATCAGTACGCAATTAATGATTATTTCGGTATCATTAAGGGATACTCTGAATCCAAAGACCCTAATCTGATAGAAAAGAAAGGAATGTTTATAACCGAGACCAAGCTTGGGAAAGGATTAGCACCAGTCGTAATTCCTAAAGCGGTTATAAATTATTTTCTTACAAAACAACCAGTTAAAGAGTTTATAATGTCTGATAAAGACATCAAAGACTTTATGATTGGTCAGCGTGTAGCCAAAAAGTTCGATGTATACCACGGAAGTGAGAAAGTACAAAGAATTAATAGGTTTTATGCTTCTACAAACGATTATTATTTATTCAAGAGAAAATATAATGAGAAGTTAAGAGAGTTTGAATTTTCTTATCAAGGTAAGAAAGTTGATGTTAAAAAATATACAGACATAAACCTTTTGACAGAATCAGGAGTTACTATCTTGAATACGTATGACGAAAAGCCTATAGAGCATCGTCATATAAACTATCAGTACTACATTTCTAAAGCGAGTAAAATTATTAGTGAGCTTACGAGTGTACAACTGAGTTTGTTTGACGATCAGACTTGTTAACCAAAGAGTATAAAAGTATGATTATTGAATTAAACACAAAACTTCTGGATTATCCAGATAAACTAAATTTAAATCAATTAGTCTTCCTAAGTATGGTATTGGATAAGAATCAAAAATCTAATAATCAAGACGTCCGCAAAATTGTCAGCCTAATTAGCGACGACGAAATATCATACTTAATCGAACAAGGACTTATTACCTCGATAGAGAGAGGGAATTCAATTACATATCAAGAATCTGAAAAGCTTACAGCTTATATCGAACCAGATCGTAGTTATTTTGATCAGTTTTACGATATGTACCCAGTTTATGTTGTTCGTCCAGATGGAGAAAAAGTCTATCTTAGAACGAATAAGAATAAATGCAGAAATCTTTATAACTCCTATGTTAGTAAAAGCTATACAAAAGCTGAACATATTAACAAATGCTTAGTTAAGGAACTTGAGAAGAAAACCAAGTTAGGCAAAATAGGATATATGAAGACTATGTGGAGATGGTTACAAGACCATCAGTGGGAAGAAATTGAAGAAGAGATGCTAAGTGAACAGCAAGAGCAAAATACAGAGACATATGGAACAGAACTTATCTAATTTGATACGTCCTATGTCTGTAGTTGCGAATGAAGCTGTTCAATATATTGCAGGCAGACGTGAACATAAAATCGTCAGCTTAAAAACAAGATGGAATAAGTTTAACAAGCAGTGTATGGGCGGAATAGAACCTAACACTGTGCTTACCATTGCAGGTATCTCTGGAAGTGGAAAGAGTTCGTTTGCGAACTTAATTACCACAGACGTGATTGATTTAAATGAATCAGAAGATGTTATAGTACTAAACTTCTCTTTAGAGATGGTTGGTTTTAGGCAGGTTGGAAGGACGCTCTCAAATAAGCTAAGGAGAACGACTTCGACTCTGTATAGTTCTGAAAAGGACCTGGACGACAATACCTTCAGAATGGTCGTATCGGTAACCAATAAGCTAAAGGAGTACCCTATTTACTTTGTAGATAGTCCTACTACTCCCACGCAAGTTAAAGACATAATATTCCAATTCTATGATACGTATGTTAAAGGAACTAACAAGCATTTCTTGATAGTATACGATCATGCGTTACTAACAAAGCAAGTAGGATCTGTATTAGAGACTATAAGCGAGTTAGAAAGAGTGTTCATACAAGCTAAGAAGCTACCAATGACAAGCATTATACAGCTTGCTCAAATGAACAGAAACATAGAATCTTCTGAGAGAATAAACAATCCGACAAGTCATTATCCTATGAGAAGTGATTTGTCATCATCAGACGCTATATTTCAAGCAAGCGATTACGTTTGCGTTATACATAGACCAGAAATATTGGGCATCCAAGAATACGGTCCGAATCATTTACCTACTTCTAACAAAGTATACATACACATGTTAAAGAACCGCGACGCGGGAAAGCCATGTATACTTGAATTCGAGAATGACCTTGCGTTCAATAATCTGATAGAAGTATAAGCGTCAATTGTAAAACATTTTAAGGCTGAAATTTTATGAATACATATACTTTTACAACTGGCAACAATAGTAACAACAATATTAAGAAGTTTTTCACATTTTCCTTTCTCAAGAAGAATAAGCCTACAGACTATTCTGAGGTTCTCGATGACCTTATTCTTGATAATCTAATGGAGACTAATTCATATCTCAAAGATTACAAGACTAAGCAGGAAGATGCAAAGATCTTCAAGGCCAGCACTGCTTCACTGAAGGGCAACGAGTTTGCAGAGGCAGCATCATTCCTTGCTAACTATGGCAAGAAGAAGACTTTCCCATTCACGTTTGGTAAGGTTTACAAGCTTGCGGGCATTCCAGTTATCTTCTACGATGACGAGATTCAGATTGACCGTGACATTTACACATACGACGATTTTGAGAATCTTGCATTCTTGAATACGTTGAGTGCTCCAAAGAAGAAGATCATTATTGATATTTACACCAACAGTCACAATATCAATATTGAGATTAATAAATAATCTAAAACCTAAGAGTTAATGATTACATTACCTACATCTAAAGTTCCAGCAGTTTCAGTTAATCCACGTTTCTTAATTATCTATGGTCGTCCAAAGTCTGGTAAGACATCAGCATTGGCACAGTTAGAAAATAACTTGATCATAGACTTAGAAGGTGGTTCTACATTTATTGATGCTATGGCAATACAATGCCGTAACATTAGTGATTTAGGAGAAGCTGCTCAAGCCATTAGAGCTAAGAATAAAGAAGTAGGGCATAATTTCTATAACCGTATTACAATAGACAACGCTACTCGATTAGAAGAGATTTGTTTAAGTTATGCTGCTACTTTATATCGTCAAAGTCCAGTTGGAAAGAATTGGAAGGGAGACGACGTTCGTACATTACCTAACGGTTCTGGCTATTTCTATATTAGACAGGCTGTACGTAAGGTAATTGACATGTTTAAAGAGCTTTGTGATGAGTTCATATTAGTTGGACATGTTAAAGATGTACAGATTGATAACAACGGAGAAGAGCTGTCAGAAATGGCACTTGACTTAGTTGGAAAGCTCTCTGCAATTATATGCGGAGAAGCTGACGCAGTAGGTCTTGTTTACCGAAAGGGAAATGAGACTCATATAAGTTTCAAAGGAGGAGATGGTTCTATTAAGGAGGCCCGCGCTCCACACCTAAGAGGACAGGATATAGTCATCGCCAAAGGAAACGATGATGGAAGCATAACAACCTATTGGGATAAGGTTTATAAGGATTAATCCCTATTATTTTAAGAAGTTATAACTCAATAAAATTAAGAAATTATGTATAGTACAAGTACAGCTGTTACGAATAATAACGAGTCTAATGGTTCTTATATGCCAGCTGGCATTAATGAGAACGTATTCTTGAAATCTGTAGAGGCTAAGAAGTCTCCAAACGGTCATGATTTTCTTGAAATTACATTCGAGAATAGTGAGGGTAAAACCGCAACAATGACAGAGTGGAAGAACGAAAAGAGCATGTGGGTTAAGACAGACGAAGATTTACAGCGTCGTGATAACTTACAGTTTGGTCGAATTATGCAGGTTATCAACTGTTATCTCCCTAACGTTGAAGGTGAGTTTAACACTTTCAAGGAGATGATAGATTGGGTACAGGCGACTCTATCTCCTATGGTAGCAACTAAGAAGGCTTTACGCCTGAAGGTTGTTTACGATAAGAATAACTATACTCAGGTATCTAAGAATGGTATCTTTGTAGAGCCAATGGATAAGGCTGAAACAGAGATTAAGAAATTCTCTCGTGACAGTTTTGAGCGACAGGTAGTCGCAGATGTTGAGAAATCAACAGATCCTCTTGCTTCAGCTACAAACGCTGATAGTACTCAGGCATCAGGTAGTGACGACCTCCCATTTTAATGGTAAATAGTCACTGGTGGACAGATTCAAATGAGTCTAACAGTTTTGAGGTTCTGTAAAAACCTCACACGGGATGTATGGTAATATGTTTCACTGCCATAACTTTTCATATAGGAGGTTCGATTCCTCCTCATCCCACAAATCGAACAACAATGACGTGTAATAAGGTTATTCCTACGTTAAGTATAATTTTTGCTCTGATACGGAGAGGGAGCGTTCGATTTAAGGCCATTTAGGAGCGATTTAAGACGTTTAAGCATAGACTTTGTGTAGTTGTTAAGAGAAATGGTTTGAGACGTTTAGAACGCAAATAAATGGCCTATTACGAGATGTGTTAACTGGAAGTTGATATCGCTTAATTGAGTTAGCTAAATGCTGAGGTGGTTCGAATCCACCCATCTCGACTAAAATTATTACTATGGAACGTAAAGATTTTGAAGAAGAGGTTTTAGATTATGCAAATAATCGTAAACCTAAAAACTGGAGAGTTGGGCAAGCTGTATTTAATTATATAGATAATCAGTATGGTGTTGCTCGAGACGTACAGTACAAAGAAAATGTAGATTGTTTTTATGATGATAAACAGATTAAAGACTTTCTAAGATTATCCTATAATAGGATTCGCAAAAAGAAAGGTTGGTAGAACCTTGGGGGTATTTTGGAACAAGCATAAGTTCGATTCTTATGATACCTACACTAACAAGAACTTATAAGTCAAATGTATAGTACAAAAACAGCAATTACAATGAGTCTTAAAGACTTGTTGTCCATGTTGGATGATGAAAGTATCTATACATACTACTTAGGTAGTATAAAAATAGGGAAACTTATCAACAGTCCGTTAAGGAATGATGATAGGAATCCCTCTTTTGCTATATTCCGAGGTAAACGAGGCGGATTATTCTTCAAGGACCACGGTACTGGAGATGGAGGTAACGCTCTAAAGTTCGTTAAGTTAATCAAAGGGATAGAAACAAGAGAAGAGTTTGAAAGAGAATTACTGAGGATAGTTCGTAAAATGAATCCTAATATGTCTATACGTCAACAGACTTACACCCAAAACGTAAGTAATGTTATGGATATAGGAATCGTTAGACAACCATTCACAGATATAGATAAAAGATATTGGAAGCAATTCCATATCTCACTTGATACGTTAAAGAAATATCAAGTGTTTAGCATTAAATACTTTCTTTGTAATAGAGTCGTCAGAGGAACCTACAAAGAAACTAATCCTATGTATGCATATAAGGTATATGATAGATTTAAGATTTATCGACCTTTAGCATCCAAGTATACTAAATGGCGTACGAATTTGACAAATGAGTATGTTCAGGGATTAGCCGAGTTGCCTAAGGATGGAGGTAATCTCTTGATAATCACTAAGTCTTTAAAAGATGTTATGTGTTTATATGAGATGGGTTATAATGCAATCGCAGCTTCAAGCGAAACAACATTTATTCCAGATGATATTATTAAATCATTGAGGAGTAAATGGAAACATATACTCATACTATATGATAGAGACCAAACAGGAATGTTGAGAGCTCGTAAGTATAGTAAAGAGTATAAATTTGATGCTTTCTTCGTTCATAAGAAGTTTAAATCGAAAGACATATCTGATGCAGTAAAAGCTAATAGTTTTAATACTGTAAAAGATTGGCTTTCGCAAACATTAAAGAAGTATGATTGAAACATTGATTCTGGCTCTTTTATTCGGAATAATTGGAGGTATGTTAGGGTTTACCCTATTGTACAAACAAACTCCAACTATAAAGATGAAGAACGGCCGCGTACGATATATAGATTGTATAGATACAGAGTATATTACTGTGTCTGACAAGAGTGGCGTAGAGATACTTAACGCAGCTTTTGCTAAGAATAAGAACGGTATAAACTTTGTTGAGTATGCCACAAAAATCTAAAGGGAGAGTTAGGAATGCGACTAAGGTCGATAAGTATGGTTTACACTTTCGTAGTAAGCTCGAATGCTATACTTATGAAGCTTTTATGAATGCTGGAATACCAGTAGAATATGAGCCAAAGCATTTCACTCTCTTACCAAAATTCGAGTACAATCAGGAGAAAATACGAGCTATGACATATCTTCCAGACTTTATAGGAAAGGGGTTTGTAGTAGAATGTAAAGGCCTGATGGGTGATAGTTTCCCATTGCGATGGAAGCTATTCAAATACTACTTGAAACAACACAGAAGTAAAATGAAGTGTTATCTTGTGAGAAATCATAAGCAAGTAGATGAAATGATTCAAGAACTTTTAAGTCAAAAGAATTATGGAAAAGAAAAACAATAAAGGTAAGTTTATAAAGGTAGGTAATAGTATTTCATTTAAGTTTAATACTGATGGATTAGACTATGACTTACAGCCTGGAACAGTTTATACAGTAAGCTATGACAGGTATGAGGAACAGCTTACTTTGTCTGAAGCACCAAGTCTGAAATTACCAGAAAAGGTGTATTCAAGTGAAAGTGATGATAAGTTTATGAAAAAGATTCTTAATCGCTTTCAGAAGTCTAAAGACGAGGTTACTGGTGTCATGCTATCTGGACTTAAGGGTTCTGGTAAGACTGTGATGTGTAAGAAAATCGCTTTGGACTCAAATCTCCCTATCATCTTGATAGATAAGTCACTTTACCCAAGTGTTTTATGTAAGTTATTTAATTTGCTCGAAGATGTAGATGTCTGTGCAATTATTGACGAGATCGACAAGCTTGGTGAAGACTATGACGATAGTTATCTTTTGAAGATTCTCGATGGTATTAACTCTTCTGGTAGAAAGTTGATGCTATTCACATGTAACAATGACGATATGATTAGTGAGTTCCTTATAGATAGGTGTTCACGAATCCGTTATTGGAGAGAGTTTGATGAGATGAACAAAGAGTTGATTAAATCTATACTCGAAGATCGTCTTAACGACAAAGATGAGGTTAAGTCTGTACTTGATTTTATTGTTAGTCGTTTTGGTTGTGTTAGCTTTGATAATGTAAGTTCGTTTGCTCAAGAGATAAACGAAAATCCTAAAGATACATTTGAAGAGCTATTTAATGACATGAACTTATCTGTAAAGTAATATGGAGACAACGATACCTTATTACGAGGACATGACTCGTATAAGTAACTCTAACATAGGCTGGTTCTTGAAGAAAGGGCCAGCCTATTTACATTCTATGCTAACAGGTAAAGCCGAAGGTGAAACAGGTCGCCAATTAGCTCGTGGAACTATGATTCATGAATATCTGTTACAGCCTGAAGAATTCCATAAAGACTATGTTGTGTGGGATAAAAGTAGACCTTCTTCAGCACAGCAGGAGAAGTTCTGTCAGGAGCTTGCACAGAGTGTTGAAATAGAGCCAAATAAAGCCGCTCTAAGCGCATATCGCGCATCGTACAAGGGTTTACCAAAGTCAGATGATTTGGTGCTCCCTAAGGCTCTTAAAATGGCTGAGGAGTACTCTGATTATATAGAGTACCTTAAGATAAATGATAATCGAGAGATTATATCTCCATATGACGCTAAAATGTTAATGGAGGTGGCTGAGAATGTTCAGAAACATAAACTTGCGTCCAAGTTACTTAAGAATGAGTATATTGGACAAGAGGATGAACTTCACCATGAATTCCATATAAATTGGAATATGTGTGGAGTTAACTGTAAATCATTACTTGATAGTGTTCATTTTGATTTTAAGAACAAAGTATGTACTTTGATGGATTTGAAGACAACTGTAAACATAGGTTGTTTTGAAGAATCTATGAATCATTATGACTATTTAAGGCAATTGTGTTTTTATGAATATGCCTTACGATGGTATATTATAAATGAATTGAAAGAAGAACCAAATAACGATTGGACTTTTAAGTATTATATCATCGGTATAGATACAACTGGAAGTAATGAGATACGTGTTTTTGAATTTACAGAACATCAAGTTAATAGTAGATTAGATACTATCATGGATGTTTTAGAACAAATACGCTGGCATCAGGCTAATGGCAAGTGGGAACATACACTTGAGTATTACACTGGTGACGGAAGTGAAAAATTGAACCTATGAGTCATTTTGAAAAGATTTTGATACCATTCCTTGACAAAAATATGTATAAGATAGACTTCACAAGTTCTGCAGGATTTGTAGATGCTTATGAAGACGACGAAGATAGTCCGAATGATAATAGAAATATATATCTTATGTACGATATGAAGAAACATAACTTGTATACTCAAAGTAGAGCTACAAGATTTGAACTGTCTTCAAACTTATTAAAGTCTTATACGAAGATAATAGATAACAAACCATATTTAATCTATTGTTTTCACGTCAAGCAAAAGTATAAGAAATTCTTCGACGGTATAATAAACTTGACACATGATGAAAAGATCTCGATTTTGCAATTTTGGGGGTCTTATGATGATAGTGTTAAGTTTGCTCTTGCTAACCCAGCTATTCAGTTCACTGGAGGCAAGAGCATACCTGCCGAAGATTATATAGAACAAACAAAGGGGATTACCATACAGAAAGCTGTATAGTAGTCCCCTTTTATTTTTTTATTACTTTATCTATTATCCTGTTTGTTGCAGCATTATAAACCGCCAAAATCATCAAATCCGCCCATGTCGTCAAGATTTCCAAGATTACTAAAATCGTCAAGATCCTAATCGCTTCGTGGACTTGTGCCTTTCTTTTTATTCTGCTTCAAATCTATTCCGTATAAATCCATATACCAGTCTATCATCTTACCATAGAAATGTCTATTAGACTCTATACCGTTCTCAGTGAAACTTGTAACAAGATTATCTGGCACACCAAATAATTTTGACCACAACTTTTCTCTTTTTGTAAAGCCTTTGTATTTTCCTTTCTTTTTGATAACCTAATCCATTTCTGGATCGCCTGTTAGCTAACCAACTGTTAATCCATACATAGAGTTGCTAATATCATTGAAACCGCTATTTAACACAGACATTTCGTGTACAACGTCTACAGCTTCAGTAGGACTTTGGCTTGATATCTTTGATTGTATAGTTCTAACTTGCATAGCATCAAGTGTACCTAAATACAATTTTCTACCAATATAATCTTCTTGAAACCATCTTGGGATATCTTGAAGATTATCTGGTCTCTAATGATGTTTATCGCTACTTAGTATCATATTAGCCTCCGAATAGTCATGATACTTCTTGTAAGCTAAAGTAATACCAGTTAGAACAATTAAGAACGCAGACATTGCTAACCATGAATTCTTATCAACAACTGATAACTTCTCATTACCAAACTTATTGAAGTCTAAGGTAAATGCATATTTTAGTTTATTGAACAATGTTTTTATAGTTCTAAACATTCCCATAAACTGCTAATCCTAAGACATTCCAGTTTCGTAGTTATATGAGAAAGCTCTACGTCTCTATTCCTACGTCTTCTTATCAAGAACACTCTTACCGCTAACATGCTCTTTATCTCCACGAATAGATACATCGTCTTGACTTGTAAATGTTCTTATTGACACATCATCTGAACCAGCTAACAAATTCTGAGCTATCTGTAAAAGCCAACCACGCATAGCTCCCATGTATTTACCGTACTTATCGTCCTTATACATAGGTCTATCGTTTTCTGGGTTTACACCATTTATAAGACCTTGTCTTATCTATGCTTTTGTGTAGACGTTTCTTGCTTCAAGCTCATCTGTAACATACTATTGATATTGTGGCTTAACAGTTAACTGATGCGTAAATACATCAAACTTATAAGCATTTCTTAATGTAGTTAAACATTTCATATGAGCTACAGCTCCTTGAGATTTTGTTCTACCAGCATTCTTAAATGCGTACATTAACTAATATCTTGTATAAAAACCAGCTGGTACTTTATCATCACCTTTATAGAATCTACAGTTTGATAAATACTGCGATAGTAATATACTGTTATTAAAGTAGTCTAAAGCCTAAAAACCTAACATTAAAGCAGATCTGAAAGTCCTAATAGTTCTGCCTGTATTTATATCCTTAAAATACTCTCTAACTCCACCTTGCGTTCCAAATCTCTACATTAAAGCAGATTGTTTGTTGTTTGGTAAAGCCATACCGTAGTTAAGTATTTGAGGTATTTGATACATAAGACATCTTACAGCAGCGTCAACCATATCTCTTGGTGTTGAATACTTCCAATTAAAAATATCCTGTATCTGTCGTGTTATAGAGTCATACCATCCAGTACCAATAGACATAAAGTTAAAGCCTAATATGTTTAATGTAAACAGATTTGTTAAAGAGTTACCTATTTTTTTCAATATAGTCTTTCTTTTGTTCTGAAGAGTATTCTAATCGAAATCAGATCTGTTATCATAAACATGAGCATCCATCATATGTTTGAACATCTTAGATGAATTCTTAGACGATGTATATTTGTATGTATTACCATACTAATCAACACCTCTATTCTCATCGTCCATAGCTTGCTGATATGTTTCTATTATAGGTAAGATTTCTGACTTATGTTTATAGTTAGAAGCTTGTATCATATAAGCTATTGTTGCCTAAACTATATCTTCTGATATGTTCTGCTGATTTTCAATATTCTCAAAACGTATATTCAAATCATTTGCAGACGTTGTGCCGTCAAGTTGTAATCTATACTCATCTCTTGACCTGATATAATCGTCATTGTTATTTATATCAGTCCAAGCATTCCACATATTCTTCCAAGTAGTCTTTAAACCTATGTTAAATATGTTTGAGAATATCTAAGACGCTGTTTTACTCTACAATGCAAACTTATAAGACTTATACTATTTACCATATATTTCAGCTCTTGCATCATTTGTAGCCTATAATAATAAGTCATACAACTATTTCATCTGAGTATCTTTCTCTAACTTTTGATAATCTTTGTTTTCATAAGTCTTAAGTTTAGGCTACTCAGCTTCATGTAAGTCATTATCATAGTTCTTGTTTATAAGATTTATAGTATCATCAGCATCTGATTTTTTACTAAATCTTCCATTAGGGACAATCTTAAATCCATCATGTGGTAAGAATACACTGAATATACTTAATGGTTCATCAACTATCTATTTAACACCTTTTCTTGTTCTTTCACGTTTAACAGTAAACATGTTTGTTATTATATCTCTTATCTACTGTTCTGAAGTAGCAGATATTCTTACAGGATCTCCATTTTCGTCTGTATAGTTTAATATCTCACCATCGTTGTTTAAAGCATAGTCTACATACTGATCTACAACAACATCAAACCAAGTTTTAAAATATACAATCTACTGACCTTCATCTCTTCTATCGTTTAGTTTTTGTATAGCTAAATATTGTTCTTTTGTATACCATTGGCCATTAGTTCCCTAATACATACCATTCTTCTGATATGGTATTAAAACAGACTATCCTTCTTGACCAAGTATTTCTGCAACACGTTTAGCATCATCTTTATCTAATCCGACTTCTGAGTCATAGTAATCCTACTCAGCTTGTTTATACCTCAACCAGAAATCTGTATTTGTAGATATCTTCTTGATATTAGCACCAAGCGGATCATTTTCAGTTCTAACAACTCTCAATAAAGAATTTCTTATAAGCTGAGCTCTTAAGTAATGTTCAGAGAATGGTAAACCTTTGAATATCCTTGGATCTGCTTTATATGTAGAGTTGAAATATAAGAACGAATTTCTCTTAGCTGGATCTTCTATCTTATTAGCTTCTGTATAGAACGCTTCTTCGTCATAATCAGACTCCATATGCTTCTACAACCAGTTATTCCAAGCCTATATCTCAAATGCTGTACGAATTTCATCTTCTGATTTAGGATCACCTATTTCGTCATAAGGTTGAGATAAATCATCTAACTTATCCTACCATTGCTTTAAAGATCTCTGTTCATTAATTGATAACTACTCTGGATGAGAATAACCAGTTTCTGGATCAACAGTCTTCTTTAAGTAAAAGTTTATATTTGACTGAATATAATCCATCTTCTATATAGTTGAAGGTCTTAATCCATGATTAAACTATGTATCTGGATCTTGATAATTATAAGGAGCACTTAATCTTTCTAAGTAATACTTTAGTGTGTATTGTCTTTCGTAAATATCATCCTTTATAGACTCTACTTCTTTTAGATACTTTATAAATATAGACGTTTCGTAATCATCTTCATCATAAGCATTTCCTCTATCAGAGCTTCTTACATATGTATTAAGATCGTCATCCCATATATAATGAAAACCATATGTCTTATCAAAATACTCATGTAGTTTCTAAATCTAACTCTAAAAATCGTGAAGAGCCTATCCGTAGTTTCGTTCACGTATAAAGTTACCGCTTGGGTATTTACTTCCATTCTCGTCAACGATATACTCTATCATCTTCTTCTACCAATTTGGACTAAGAGAATTAACAGGATGTCTAAATATTGAATTCAGTTTGTAATACTATGATAATATCTCATTAATCTTTGGTAGAACCTCTACACGTGTTTTGTGCTCAGATATTTGTATCATGTGGAATACCTGCTTGATAATAGGATTATCAACCTATGAATTGTTCATTACAAAAGCCTTAAATAAAGATATATCTTCGTGCATCATATTTCTATGAAGCCAGTCTTTAAGAACTTCTTTCATAGTTTCTTTATCCTAATTCTCAGCGGTAACATATTCATCAACATACTTATCAACCAGCTTGTCAGATACTGTATACAGTGCACTCTTGTACAACTTGTTAACATTATCCAAAGTCTATCTAAGTTCTTTAAGATTTATAGCATCTTCTGGAGATAAATCCCAAGAATTTATCTAACTAAATATCTTATCCATCAAGGCATTATAGAAGCGAATATTATCTTTGTATAATCTATAAAGAGATTCTGTAGATACATTAGAGAATGGTTCTTCTGTCTAAGAATGCTTGTAAAGATATCCTAAAACCGTATTGTAGTTCTATGGTTCAAGTGTCTAAGCGTCAAATACTCCCATAGTTTGTAGCGCAAACTTTATAGAGTTTGATAATGCTGTAGCATCATCTTCTTTATTTAGAGCAGTTAGTCTCTCATGAATTTTATTCCACTGAATAGTCTACTTTTCATTTTTATTACGCATCTTTGCATATGTTTTGTCCAACGCTTTGAACATATTGAAAAGTAGCTTTCTTCTACGAACAGACTCAGACTCTTGATTGTTTGATATATTCTTTCTCTTCTCACCATCATTCATTCTACTTATGTTAAAGATAACGTTCTTCTACATAAGTATATCTGTTAGATCTTTGAATGTAGTAAAATCCTATATATCTCCAACCTCTGCTACAAACTTATCTATATCACTTCTAAACGGCAATACGTTCTTAAAATACTTTGTTATAGATATAAATACCTTCTTAACAAGAGATTTTAAAGTTTTGTTCCTATCTAACGCAGCAGTAGAATAGTATCTTGCTAATACTTTAGTAATAAGCTCTTCTTCTTGATTTAAAGCTCTTCCAGCATCATCAACATATATCTACTAAACTTCTTTAGAAAGCGATTTAAAGGCATTTCTAGCCTCTCTAAGGAGCTAATTATACAAAGATGGGTTATCATGCTTTATGTTGTAAATAAACGTGTGTAAGAGCTCTTCTGCGACTATTTCAGTGGTAACTCTACCACTTCTTAGATATACAGTATTACCAGTAACCATAGCATTGTCAAGTACAGACATACCGTATGGTGATGGCTAAGACTCTTCAACCCATTGAACATTAAACTTGATACTAAATACTTCATTTAGGTTGTTTATAATATCTTCTATCTTCTATCTATCTTTTATCTAAGTTTGTTTAAGATAGTCAAAATTATCAGAACTTTCTTTATAACTAAATCTTTCACGACCAGTTTTCTCGTCAGTCCAATGACCAAGTTTTAATCCAAACTTATCATCGAGTATTTTTTTAATTCTACTTGCAGCTCCTTTTCTTACAGACTTTGGGTATTGATTAGAGTAATCTTCTGCAAACCTAATAACAGATCTAATGTCTCTATTATTACGACTCTTTGGTTTTAAGTTATCATTTATGAACTTTTCATCTATAATCTTATCACCGTTTTTATCTTCTTTTAAAGACTTGTCTATAATAGCATAAGCCTTAAGTCGTATAGCATCTTTTCTATTACCACCAGTAGCAACAAGTAGTTTATCAAATAAGACAGAATGAGCCCCATTTGGAGCTCTATCTATCCCATTTCCATTATTAGCTGACCAAATATGATAGGCAGCCTTTTCGCTTGTAGCTTGTACTATTTCATTAAACTCCCTCGCTACATCGGGATGTTTTAAATTAGGACATATTATCATAATTAATCAGTTTTATTATTTTTGCCTTTTTTACAATGATCCATATTAGACTAATCAAACTTAGAGTCATCGAACATCTATTCATCATTAAATGTATTTTCATACACTTGTTTAATAGCGTCTTTACCATCATTGTTTAATTCACGAGTACCAATACCTGCAAAGTTCTTTGTAAGTTTAGGGATACCGCTGAATACTTGCCATTGGCCATTAATGTTAGAGAACCATTGCTTTCGTATCTAATCATACACATATACAGGTTTATTGTTGTCTATAGCCATCTAAACAGTCTGTCCAGTACTACCGTCTACTACACCGTTTTTAAGATGTCCTACAGCGAATATAGCGTCAGCATTCTAAACTTGAGTTTTAGCTTCATTACTATAACTCTATGACATAACACCATACTTTTCGCCAATTGCACTCCAGTAAGAATCAGAACCAACGGTTCCTCCAGAATGGTTTACATATTTATCCTACTTTGGACTTTCAGCTTCTTCATCAAGCGTAGTAGCATGAGTAGTATCTTCAATGCCTCGTGAGTCATAACGTATTATATGGCCCTAAACGTCTTCTTTTATACTATTCCATGTCTACACCTACTTTTCTGTTAATACACTCTAAACCTAAGGACTTTCTAACCACATTTGATATGTAACAGTCTTATCTGGATTATCAAGAACGTCTTTAGCATAGTCTAAATAACCATAAGCTAACAACTTGTAATAAGTATAAACCTAAGCAGTGTTTTTAAACTGCTTTATGTTATCTTTCTCTCTAACCTATATTGGACCATTCATATAATCATACTCTTCTGCTATAAACGTTTTAGAATCCATAACTATATCACCAACTTCAATCTCACCATCTCGAGCCGTAACTTTAGCATCAAGTCCAAGATTTATTAGTGCATTTAGCTATGATATTTTATTTATTATAACATCATTAGCCGTATAGCCTAAGTTAAAATAATGTTCATAAATATCACCTTGTCTTGTATGGAATCCCTTTGGCTTTATAAGTAGATAAATAGCAGTTCCTAAATGTTCCGAATAAGCGTATAGCTAAAAATATCTATCAACACCATTTACATTTTTGATTACTATTTCATTATTAGAGTCCGTTTCTACAACAAGAACGTTTTTAGCCTTTTTATCAAAGAAGTAATTTTTCTAATCCTTAATTTTTCTAATTACTCCACTATTTATTCCCATGTTAAGTATAATTGACTTTTCGTCTACATCCCAACTATTATTATCTAATACATCTTTAATGTATTTTCCAATATTAAAATTAGGATCAACCTAACCAGAAATAAATTCATATGGTATATACTTGGCTAACTTGTTCCATCCAGAGAAAGAACCACTTGTTAAATATGCATACATTACAAGATCTTTTGCAAAGTTTGCTACATTTTCATCTTTATCATTCAGCATATCTAACCAAGCGTCAGCAACTAAATCTGTAGAAGTTCTACTTCCGTCAAGATTATCAGATAGTTTTAAGAATACAGGTTGTTCTACCTTTTTATCATCTATCATAAGATCCTGAGGAACTTCATCAAAGTACAATTGCTGTAATAAGAAGTTCTTTTTCAAATAAGCATATTTATGATTATTCTATATATGATAATTTAGCATATTTAATCTTGCTGGTATACTATAAGTTCCAAAGAATAGATTATGCATATACTAATCATCTTTACCCATATGATTTCTTATATAATCAACTATATACTTCTGATTTATCTAAGTTTGCATATGATTTGATATAGCGTTTAACTATTTTTCATTAAAGTAATCACCATATATACTTTTTGCAATTCTTATAACATCATTCTAAAAATGTGGATTTGCATTGAATGATATTCTACCAAGTATCTTTGTTGGCAACTTAATAGCATTATATGTTTTTGAATCTATCCAACTACCTTTAAGAAATCCTTCTAAAGATTGTCTATCAAAAACATCAGAACGCTAAAGTTCAAGATATTTCTATAAGTAAATCTATTGTTGTAATATGGTCTTACCATGCTTTCTTGTATCAACCTTTGTAAGACTTACAAGATTAGCTAATTGTGTCGCATACATGTTAATAAAGTTAAACATTGCTAATACATCTAACTATTGTGTTGGATGATTAATATTTTCTAATACATTATCTTTAAGCGTTTGATTATCTCTATCCATCATTAAAGATTTGTATATAACAACAACCTATTCTTTACTAACTTCAGACAATTGTTTTTCAGTAAATCCATATTTTGTATAAATTGCTTGATATTTACTTCTTAACGCTCTATTTGGATTGTCATATTGCAAATAGTTATTGTTAACCTCAGCATAAGCCTAAGCCATATCTTTAATTATAGGCTAACACATAAGCCACAATGCCTTCTAACCAACACCCATACGACTTAAGAAGTTAACCATATTATAAGTATATGGATTAACATTTAGTCTACTAATCCATGGGTCTTTTACAATATCAACGTGAGCATTTATAAATCCAGACATCCAAGAAGCAATAGGATTGCCATTATCATCAAACAGCTTATCAAGTCTATCAAGACCAATCTGTGAAAGAGTGCTTGTATCTCTAAATCTAAGTTGATACAATCTTGCTAATTCATGGTTTGTTACATTCAATGCAAATGGACCTATACCTTTCTTACCAGTAATATAGTCATTCTTTCTATTAGTTTGCTCATGTAACGTACCAAAGTTATAAGACTCATACTTAGTATTTTCTGGAACAGGTAAAGCGTCAGCTATACTCTTTGATAACTCGGTATCATTATCAATAGACTTATATAAGAAGTGTATAGAATTATCTATATCTCTAAGTAATGTTTGCATTACATCTATAATACTATTCTATAACTATTGCTCTCTATTTAATTCCTGTTTCTGACCATGTTTAAATCCTAAGTTTTTAGATATTAAATACAAGTGGTCAATATCAAAGTCAGAACCAGTAATCTTTGTAAACTCTTCTGGTAGAATGATCGCTGCCTTTGTAGCTGGAACAACGTCTACGAATTTAAGTGCCTATATTGATGACTGCGCCTAAGTAGGGATACGATAACCTATTGTTTCTGATGTAGAGTTCTCTCCAATTATATTGTTATCAATAAGCCATTGTCTTGCTTCATTAAAAGATAGTCCATGTGGTAATAAACTTTCAAAGAAGTCTATACTGACAACAGCGTCCATAGTTCCTTCAGAGTTAATCATTTGCAGCCTCTTTCCACCGTTTACAGATATATCCATATTCTTGTCACTCTACAAAGAACCATCTTCTATAGCGAATACAGATCTCTGTGTAAATGATGTACCAGGAAGATTAATATCAATAATATCTTTATTGATCTTTGATATAAGAATACTTTCTACCCAAGATGCATTTCCAACTGATGAGAGTGGAACACTAAACTCGCCATTATCGTCAAGCTCTACTGATTGCAATACAGCTTTACTAACACCTCTTGTACCTAACTATTCTTTTAGATACTTACTAAGTTTCTTATTGTCAACTCCTTTCTTTTCATCTCCATCTATAAAGAAATTCTCTATTATCTTATCATTTCCAATAGCAGATATTTCTTTTATAGCTTCCATCATTTTAGTTAACAACTAAGAACCTTTGACGCCGTTGTATGATCTATCTAAACGTAAGTTTTGAAGTACAATCTTAACCATCTGTGTACCAATAGCCATAAGATCTCCTTCTTCTGGATCTGTATTAAGCTGATTCCTAAGATGATCATATCTCTAAACATACTTATTAAATGGACCACTGAATTTGCTACCGTCAAACTTAATAGCTCCAATAGAACCAACCTTAACAGCAGAACTCATAAGCATCTAATCTACTCCTTGTTTTAGCATTTCATTATAGATGGTATTCATTCTACCTGTTGCTAAACATGGGAATATTGGGAACAATGCAAACTTATCATAATAGTGAACAGCTACGTTTGATGCAGCGTTACCATTTATAGAATGTTCATGTATTCCATAAGCAGTATATTTAGTAGCAACGATATTAACAGCACTATATACTAACTTGTAAGCATCAGCTTTATCCATCCATGAATACTTTGTATCATCGTTTGTAAGTATTTCAAAAGCCTTAGCAACTTTATTAGTATACTTTCCTTGCATTCTAATAAGATTTCTACACATATCAGCAGTTATATAAGATGCACCGTCAGCAACGTTTATATCGTCCTTTAAACCGTCTGAGAATCGCTTAGCATCAACCAATGCCTTCTCTAACAATCTTACTAACTCTTCATTACTCTTACCATCATGCTTTATATTATCAAAGTTAAATTCCTTAGCAGCTTCTATAAGACCTTCTGGATTCTCTTTGTACTTTTCACTATGTTCGTCATAAGCTGTTTCATAATCACCTGTATAGTTTGAATATATATCTCTTAAGAGAGAATTCTTAAACTTGTCATCAAGACTACTTATAACATCAGCTTTTGATGATACTTCGTAATCCTTGCACTCTGCACAAGTATATTCATCTCCAACACCTGGCAACTGATTAACGTTATCATCACCAGTAGAAACCATACCACCAAGACGCTTTTGTAAGTCGAATGTACTATCTTTAATCCTACCGTTCTTAAAGTCATATGCTACTTTAAATAGAGCAGGATGACCAGAATAACATCTGTAGCACTCTTCAGAACATACTATAGATTTGTTTGTAATATCTGACAATATCATAGCTATAGCCAAACTTCTTGCAGCCTACATTCTTAAAGCTTTCTGATAAGGATTTACTTCCTTTCCTGGAGTTTCTGGCCAATTCTATTGATACATGATAGACTGTAAAGCGGCTATCTGATTTTCATCAAGAATATCAGAATCTAAATTAAATATAGAATTCTTATCTTCTTTACCTACCTTTATCTATCCAGTCTAAAAATCAGTCAAATCAATTCTTTTTACAACGCCTAATCTTTCAGCATTCTCTATAGCATGTTTTGTTTGTACAGCTAAAGTTAAAGCCATTCTATTCTTTCTTTCCTAAAGCGGTAAGTCAAAGAATTCTTGATTAGCTATCTTTAAATTTTCTGCTGAAGATTTATTTGGATCATTTATGTAAACCATTTCTAATCCGTTTTCGGTCTACTTATATATAGATTTTAATGATAAGAATCTTGTTCCATTTGGTTCAACATTGCCTTTCTAAGTATGATAGTTAACAATCTTCTCTGAATCTGTAAGTACATGTAAACCTTGCTTTTCATAACCTGGAATATCTTCATATCCAAGCTATTCCATTGTTTGTTGTATTCCTAAACGTTCAGTATCGGCGTATTCAAGCATCTACTGTATTAGGTCGTCAGATGGTCTAATAAAGTACTCATCTCCAACTTTAACCATGCTTCCATAATTAGATACCTATACTGTTTTGTTTCCGTTTCCATCATTACCTGCATAGAACTACATTCCTGGAAGTGTTAAACCACTCATTACTACGTATGTACTCTTATCTGACAATGTAGGGAATACAAAGTAATTCTACTGTAGCATTGATAGCTTAGCCATGTAATCCTATACAGTAGTTTGATCATTATAAGCACTACCATTATCATTGAAGTTATCAGTCTTAAATCCAATGTACGTGTGAAGCTTTAACTCTAAGTCTTTTTGATTTAGAATCTTCTTTAATATCATAGATCCTCTATTTATTCCATCACTATTAACTACATTATAATCAAATCCTAATGTAACTTTCAATGTTGGATCTTCTGGATCATTTGAATTAAGAACCTATGTTATATGAGATATAGCATTGTTTTGTGATATAGTAAATAGCTTCTTACCATCAAATGATAATGCCTATTTGCTAACAACGTTTCTATTTCTCATACTCTTATACTTAGCAAGCATTGATATAAATCCATTAGTAGGATACATATTCAATGCAAGTTTCTGATCAATGTTACCATTTTTATCTACAACAGAACTTAATGTATTTATGAAAGAGTCTATAGAATTTAAGCCCCTACTGTTCAACAACTGGAATAATGCTTCATTATATACAGAGCCATACTTCTTAGATAACATGTAATCCAAATCAGCTTCATTAAACATGATACCGATATTGTTTAACGCTTTTATAAAGTATTGTTTTATAATCTTGAAGTCAGATGGATCATTGAATGTGTATGTATTACCTTCAAGCTCTATCTATCCATTATCAAGACCAGACTTCTCTCTAAGTTCATTTATAAAGTTAGCTGTCTTTGAGAATATATCATTTCCATTAGTACCGCCAAATCCATCATTGAACTAAAGATTACCATTTACTTTAACTCTATTAAATACACCAACCTATCCATTTACTAAGAATGTATTCCAAGATCTTGGTATAACCATTTGATCTCTTTCCATAGAAGACGCCTTAATATCTATCTGCTTACCGCTATCTTGAGATATAGACTTAGCGAATATATAGTCTATCTATTGACTCTAAACAGCTTGTAATAATTGTATAGCAAATGATTCTTTGTCATAGTTAACATCTACAACATTGCCTTTCTCGTCATACTTATACATTCCGTCTACTATCTTATGTAGTTTAGCACTAAGCTGCATATACATAGGATCGTATTCTGATGCTTTAGCGTCGATACCTCTTACTAAATCGTATATATTATCAACATCTCCTAAGTCGTCAACAATTGTATTATACACTTGTTTTAAAGGCATAAATGTAGGCTCACAGAACTCATTCAAATCAAGATCGTATACCAAATATTTTTTACCATTCTCATCTGTCTATACATTTGAATATACAAGAGTAGATAATACGAACTTTACGCTCTTTGATACTGAGTCTAACTTATCGAACTCATATGAAGCTCTATCGAACTTGTCAATATTGGCCTTCTGTATAACATCATCAACATCATTATTATCTTCTGGATCCTCTTTTAATCTACTTCTAACATCTCCAACTATCTCGTTACAATAATCAGCAACTAAGTTTTGGATAGCAGCAAATTTAGGATATACTACAACCTTCTCTGTCTTTAAAGTAGTAACACCGTCTTTTGTATGTTCTACTTCTTTAGTATGAGTTTCAGCTGTAAATATCTCTCTAAATGCCATGTTTATATAATCAGGTTCAACACCTGGCTATAAATCATATCCGCAAAGTCTATCAATGGTTTTTTGTGGTAAGTTTCTAAGAGTATTATTGTCTATGACAATTCTATCTCTTGAACCAAACTCAAGATTCTTGTTTTCAAGTATATTAAAAGCAAGAGCTCTTACCATTTCATTAACATCAGAAGAGTTGTTTAGATATTCAAACTCAGCAGACTTCTTAGTATCATTATTTGTAACCTTATAGTAAAGTGTATCACCAAATAACTTATTAAATCTATTCTTCTTTTCCTTACTTATCTTAGCATTAGCATACTTTCCTTTGTTTGTATCTCTATACAGCTAAAATAAGTTACGAAGAGTCTTAAATCCATAATTTCTTCCAACACCAATATAGAATCCTATAGTCTTAAATAATGGCTTTATCTTAGAGAAGCCTTTACTTTCTTTAAAGCTCTACCAGTTAGACATATAGTCTACAAACTAATCAGCTAAACCTTCAGCTACGTCTCTATCAGACAAAGATTTACCATTGTAAGATCTATAAGAGTCGTACAAAGACTATCTTAGTTTATCATCTACACATAACTCTAAAACCTTATGGAATGCTTCATGATAAGCAGTAGACATTGGAGCGTATCTTGATAACTTTATAAGCTCAGTTGTACAAACACCTATAGCAGCCTAACTCTGAGTTATCTATTCAAGATACTTTTCATGTTCTTTAGTAAACTCAACTCTACCATTTGAACCTAATACTTTATCAAAATAACTCTAAACACCATTCATGTAAGCAGCTTGTTGAATAGTATTTCTATCATTAACAATATTAAGTATATCACTTATTTCAAACAGTCTACCATTTCTTTCAGATGATATCTTTTGAATTTGCTCTATAGTATTTACAATTCTACCACGTCTTCTATCTTGAACAGTTTGGCTTGGTTTAAAGTTTTCTTTAGAATCAACACTTGGTTTAACCTTATCTTCAAGTCTAAGATTACTTATATTTATCTACCTATAGCCTAAAGACTTAGCTCTTGTGTATATTATACCATTTCTAATCAAATAACCTAAGTATGTAGAACCAATAGTACCATCATAATTCTTATGAGTAATATCGTCTCTATTAAATGATAATCCATTAGGAAGCGTTATATGCTGTTTATCATTACTGAAAGCATTTGAGATCTATCTAAACAGCACATTGTCAGAAGAAGATAGGTTTTGATTAAGAAGTGTAGCATCAAAGTGTAATTGTTGCTTTGATATTATACTCTGTAAAATTGGAGCATCTTTAAATACATTGTATGAGTTTTGTCCTATTTGAATGTTTCCGCTATCACCAAGAACAACCATATTGTTTATATTGTTATACTTAGAAAGTTTCTTCTTGCTATCAAACACGTAAAGCATTTGCTTTATCATTGACAATGTATCAAACCCATCTATGTTATTCTGCCCATTATAATACTTCTGTAACAATTCTACAACATTCTTAGCTCTACCATCACCGATTGTTTGTGCATTAAATGTAACGCCTATCTTGTCATTACCAACTTTATAGTAGTATACAATCATACCACTACTTGTCTTAAGTACTTGTTTAGTAAACTTATCATCAAATCTACCAAGAGTCTAATCAAGATTATCTCCAGTTGACACGTTGTACATTACAACACCAGTCTTGTCGTTTGTGACGAATGTAGTAACACCGATACCGTCTTTTGCTGATAACTTGATAGTATATAAATCATGCTTGTTTTGATCATTAGCAAATACAAAACTATCACTTATATTTATCTAACTACCTGGAGCTGAATACATAACAGAACCTTTATTTGTAGTTATATCAAAAGCAATCTTCTTATCTGGATGTCTTTTAACGTAATCAGCCATAGCTAAATACTTCTTCTAAAATCTCTTTCTTCCTTCATTTATACCAGAAAGAATTTCAAGATCTCTTTCATCAGCATTTGGAAAGTCGCTTAAGTCGTCATGGAATGATAATTCACAGAATCTTCTTTTATCCTCTTTCTTGCTCCAATAGTTAACGCTAAGCATAACCTGTCCATTCTTAGTATAAAGATTAAATATAGTATGCTTATTGTCATCTATAACCTCTTCATTAGTTCTATAATCATCAAGGAAGTCACCTTGTGTAGACATTGAATAGTAATGACCATTACTTCTCATATCTTTAAAAGATGGAGAAGTCTTTGTAGATCCACCATATCTATCAATATGTCTAACTGGCATTCTTTGAATTCTCTCAGCTTCAGTTATTGCAGCAGTATTATATTTCTCATCTGGCTCAATACTATACTTATAATAGAAGTCTTCATAGAGCTTATTACCTTTCTATACTGCTTTACCTAATAGAATCTTTAAAGGTTCTTCTTGCATTTGCTCTACATAATTAGCAGCGTTGTCAAGTAAGACTTTAAAGTGGTTAGTAAATGCACTACTATAGAACTAAATTAAAGTTTCATCATTTGATATATCTTCTAATGTATGATCCTCTAAAGTATCTATCCATGTTTTAATCTGGTTAAAATACTGTAAAGCTACAGGAGTATTACTATCTGATGTAGGTTTATCAAACTGAGTAAGCCACCACTTAGGTATGAATAAAGACTTTTTGCCAAAAGCTTCTTGATTTGATACAACAAAGTCAATTGCAGAAGTAACAAGTTGCTGTTCAGCAGTAACATCTACATCTCCAGTTTTGTCATTTAGTAAAACATAGTTTATAGATAACTGAGCTTCAGCTATAGCCTAATACAGTCTATTTACATTCTCAATCTCTTGTATATTAGATGGCTTTAAACTTGGTACAATACTTAATATTCTATCAAGTTGATGACAATTATCTTCCATCTACTAATAAAGAGCATCCTGGCTTTCTCGAGCCTCCTAAAGATAATCAAAGTCTATACTATCTATTATAGCCTACTCTTCACTTGTTTTATTCTATACGTTTTCACTTAGTCTCTGTTCTTGCTGATTCAACAGCTCTTTGATATTGTCGATAGCTTGTTGTAATTGCTTTATGTAGTTTTCACTAAGCTATACATCATTGAACTATTGTAATTGTAAGTATTCAGATTTTGAATTAAGCTGATCATTTATACCATTATACTCATCTACAAGTTGTTTAGCTTTCGCTTCGTTCTCTTTAAGCTTCTTCTATTTATCTTGCTCACTAAGACGAAGATCTCCATCTTTAAGTAACACAGAACCATCTTTACCTTCTAATTGATATACATCTCTATCTGCTACTATTGGAAGAGTAGTAACTCTAACAATATTGAGATCATATGAGTTTTGTAGAATCTATTGTATATCCTATAGATGCTCATTCTAAGCCTCTCTAAACGTCTATCCACCGTATACTCTTACTGGAGAATCAAACTTGTCTGATATCTTTCTATAGCCAGTTCTTACGTCAATTACAGTAATATTTCCGTTTAGATCCTTTAATACAATATCAACTTCAGATGATGCGTTTTTGTTATCATCAAGCTTACCGAATACATTATCTCCTAAGTCTAATATTTCAAATCCAGAAGCAATTAACTTGTCTCTAAATTCTGCTATATTCTGTACAATCTTAATAATCTATTCGTTCTTAGCATATTCTCCATCAATACTTATAGGATTACCAAACATTATGTCTCTAACGAGCTGTCTGAACATTTTTCCATAGAACAAACCTTCTGATTCATTTGTGTTAGAAATTATAGTCTTAGCTATATGTTCTATCATTCCTGGATATTCTCTATAAGCAGAGAACAACTCTGAATTTTCACCTAAACCTAACTGCTTGCATAACTCTATGAATTTACTTTCATCATCTATAGATTCAGTAAGTCTCTATATGTAACTATTAAGTACAGATTCGCTTATATGCATATCATTATTAGGATATATCTATATACCGTCGTCTGTTTTTGTTATTGTACCAGCATAACTTGATAGTTCATTTATAACCTAAGATTGCTTTGTCTTTATAACTTCGTTGATATCTCTTTGACTTGCTTGTTGTCTTGGATCAATCTTTATACCCTCTGATCCATATTTCATAACATCATCAATGTTTGACAAGTTATCTTCGCTAACACCGTTAAACAACATTTTACTTGATTGTTTTACATAGATGTTTCTAAGTAATGGTATATAGTCTTCTGACCACTTATCTCCCATTATGTCTTTAATGTCACTTACAAACTGTGATATCTTATAAGCACCTTGTTCTGATAACCTAATTAAGTCATTCCCTATATTAACAAGTCTGTCTTGGAATGGTAATATAGTAGAGTTTAGATTTCCTTTCTTAAAGTTATTATATCTGTTCTTTCTTCTTTGGAAATCTCTCTTAGCTCTTTCTTTTCTTTGCTGATACTTTCTCTTATTTTCAGCTAACTTAGAGTTGAGTCTTTCTTGTCTTTGCTGTTTAGTGTCTTCTACACTTTCTTCATTTGAAGCTTCATCTAAGTTACCTACAGTTGACTCCTAAGCAGCCTAATGATCTTCTTTAGCATATTCTTCAGCTTGTTTACGTAGCTCATCATTATACTGTTCGTATAGCCTTACAGGAGCATCTCCTTCAACAACCTCTTCAGCTAACCAGTTAGTTGTATCTTGTCTGTATTTAGTATCAATTATAGCATCAACTCTTTTTGCATAGCTATCTTTTGAAACAGCCTCATCATCCTAAATAGCATCTTCAACTTCAGAATTTTGCATCTCTTTCTCTATGGCTTCTTTATCACCACTAAGAATAGCGCTTGTGAGCTTATTAGAACGCTTCTGACGGGCTCTAAAGGCTGTTGGGTTATATACTACCTTTCCATCCTTATTCTTCACCATACCGTAATTAAACTGGCTTAAATAGCCATCTGTTACAGCCTTGTCAGCAGATAACATAATGCTACCTATTATAGAGTGCTGTAGACCTTCACTACTATGCTTAGATACATCATCTATCTATTCAAGTGCATTTAAAGCCTCTTCGTCTGTAGAACCTAAATCTACATCAAACTTCTTTAAATGTTCTTTAGCATTATCTATATACTTCTGTACGTGATTGTGGATAAGTTTAGCATCAGCTCTATTTGTTTTTAGACCTAACTTTTCAGATGCAAACTTAAAGTAATCCTCAATAGTATTTAGCTAAGCCTTTAATGTTAATGCAGCTTTTAAAGTATTAACAGCTTTAGTCTTATCTTCTATATACTCGTTTATAGCTTCTTTACTGCTTTTGTCATTAGCGTCCTAAGCTTCTTGCTTTACATTTTTAAGGTGCTATTTAAACTCTTCAGTCTCAGTATCAATACCAGCCTTTTTAGCACTTTCTATTTCAGCTTTTACAGCTTCGTGTCCAGCGTCAACATTTCTTCTGGATATTTCCATCTGATTGCTGACATCATTCAGATATCTATCAGCTACATCCTAAACACTCTTCTTAAACTCATTTGAACTATATTCAGCGTTTATAGACCTATCTATAGATTCTCTCTGTTCTGCATTTTCTTTTTGTTGGTCATACAAATTGTTTATATCTGCAACAGCGTGAGCATATCTTTCTGTTCCGTATTTAATACCTTTAGCTTCAAGAGTAGCTCTAATGTTCTTGTTGTTAGCTGTAGCTGCAAGTTGATTAATATGCTGAATCTACTCATCATATTGCTCTGCAGTATACATAGGAGATTCTCTTCTTGAATCATTCTACTTAGCATCTTGTAAAGCCTATATTAACTCTTGAGCTTTAGTATTTCCAGCAAGTTTAAATCCACCGCTTGTTATATGTTTAACAATATCAGCATTATTACTACGCTCTATATTACTAAACTCTCTATCCATTATAGCGTTCTATGTAATGAAATCATTAGCTTTATACTGTCTATAAGCACCTCTAATGTTTCCAGGTAATACCATACCCATAGGGTTCATGAAACCCATAGAGAAACCACCTTTTACATTTGACCAGAACTCTTTGTCATCTTTTAATTCAGAGTCAGCTAAACCTAATACAGACAAATAAGCTTTAGCAACTCTTGAACCTTGTACGAAGTCATTAGCTATAATATCACCTATAGATGGTGCGTTCCATCCATATTTCTTAGCAAAATCTTCTTTAGAATTTAAGTACTGAACACCTTCCTCTGCACCTTCTGACATAGCTGAAGCTAAACCTCTCGCAACAGTATTTCCAGTATATGCTAAAGCTAACTTCTGCCATTGTTTTGGAGCTATCTTATCATATATATGCTGGAACTTATACATAGCTCTTTCACCTATATCATCAATAGCATGTCTAAGATTTTCTGGAAGAGCTTTCTTTGCTAAGTATGTAGCAGCGTTTGCAGAACCAAGTACAGATCCTCCAACTACACTTCCGCCATAACCAAAACCAGCAGACTCACCAATAGTGGAACCTGCTCCATAACCTTTCTTGAAAGCCTCTTTTAAAGATCTACTCTTAGCATAACCATTTGAATACTTTTCAACTTGACGAGCAGCATTAACAGCAGCAGACTCTGCACTCTCTTCAGCCGCTCTTACAGCTAAGTTGCCAGCATCATCAACTACGGTCTTACCTAACAGATTCTTATAGATAGCTCTCTTTCCAGCTTTAACACCATCCTTAATAGCAGTCCATGTTCCTTTAGCTAAAGGTTTTACTGGAGTAGCGAATTGTACACCTAACTGTACAGGCATTTCAGCCATAGTTCTCATGTTGTCTGTATAGAACTAAGCCTATAGGCCTTTTGAAGCGTCTAAGACCATCTTATACAGCTGTGGGCTATTATTATGCGTTAAGCCAACATAGAAGTCTTGTAGCACGTTTCTAAGAGACTCATCATTATTCTAATTATATCTTGAATCTATCCACTCTTTACTTCTACCTTCAGACTTCCAGTACTTTATACTCTGATTCTTTAGGTCGTTTACAATATCGTTGTAATGCTTATCACCAGATGCTACTTTAGACTTAATTATACTCATTGTATTATCAAGTCGTTTATCTCCAGTCTCAACATAGTTTTCGTCAAGACCACCTTTTACTTGCCAGTAAGATGATATAGCTGTTCCAATAGGTGCAGCAATGTTAGAAGCTCCTTCAGTTACTGGAGACAAAGCTAAACCAGCTATAGTTGAACCATGTCTTATAGCATTTGCAGTAACCTAACTTAAAGAAGAGTTTGAGCTACCTTGCATACCAGGCATTGTAAATAGATAATACCTTGGATCAAATAGAGATGCAGACTGAAACGCTTCTTCAGCTTTAACATATTCTTTAGATGGTGTTAATCTGTTAGAGTGCATGAAGTCTTTTGCCTTCATATCTCTATTATAATCATCAAGATGCTCTTTGTTTTGAGTCTTTAGATCATCTATATAAGCTTTAGTAGCATTGTCGTCAGTTCCGAAATTATCTTTTACAATCTTATCGTATTGTTGTAGGTTTAATTTGTTTCTTCTATCAGCTAATTCTTTTGCTCTTGCATCTTGACTTTTCTGTCCTGGGAGTGTAAATGTACTAAGTGCATCTGCTGTAGCATCTAAGACATAATTTAAGAAGCCTTTATTGTCATTTACATAATTAGTCTTATATATATTATCAAGCTGTTCAGCTTCTTTCTTCTTATTGAAAATATCCTAAGAATCTGCATTTAACTGCTGAAGATATTCATTTACAACCTATTTATCAGACTTTGGATCATTTAATAATTTGGAATACATAGATCTTTGGCGATTTATATCCTAAAGCATTCTATCATATTCTTTAACCTTATTATGGGCTTCTGCCATTCTAATTTTATCATTATTAAACGATGCTTTAGACATCTTTTCTTCAGCATTACCGTCTATAGCATTTCCAAAGAATCTTGATGCTGTATCTAAAATAAATTTATCAACAACAGCAGCTGGTGCGGATATTTTATCAAGAATAGTAGAGTTGTCTGAATTTGCTATTTTATTATAAAGATCACCTAATTTGTTAAAATATTCACTACTTGCCTAATCTCTCTCAGCTTCCTATTTACGTAAAACCGCCTGACTCTATTCGTATTCTCTTCTATTTTTATCCTCCCAAAACTTTTTATCATCAAGTTTAGCTTTTCTTTCAGCATAAACTCTATTCATATTCTAAACGTTTTTTCTAACAGTGTTGTTAACAGCTGTATTAACGTTTTGTTTATTTAAAAGAGAGCTTTGGTTTGATGGGATATTTTTAGCAAACTATTTTACTTCAGAAAATGGTTGTAATATTCTTTTCTGAAATATATTTGGCTACCTAAATGGCACGCCTTTACCTTGTGTTAAAGAATTCTCCATAATTATTATTTCTTACCGTATCTATTATCTTTGTATGAACTTGGTCTTTCTTTTACTTCTATCATATACAATCCATCGCCAGCCTTATTCTACTTATAATCAGTCTTTATATTACCTTTACTATCTGTATACTTCTTTCCATTATACAAGTAACCAGATATATAATATTTTATACCCTTATCCTTTCCATGGTTTACAGCATGTATCTAACCAGTTGGAGCAAACATAAGATTCTTCTTGTCTTTTGGAGATAAGTTCACTCTCTTGCCACCATTATATATATCTTTGTGTGAGAATAACGCTTCACTTGCTTTTGCTTCTGGAATACTATATGCAAAGTTACCACTCTTTGTAACATTAGCTTTAAGACCATCAACCACTGGATCTATTTTTAAGTTATAACTATCCTTTGGTTGATATCCAATAAATGACTTACCATTCGTTCTTGCATCGTAGAAGATGTCTGTAGTTTTATTCTTATCTCCATTCTTTAGTCCATCATAATAAGCTTTAAGACCAATTCTTGCAGTCTCATGTTGATTTCTAAGATTCTCAAGAGCTATATCTTTCTGTAAATCCATAGCAGCTTTAGCTTTAGCAAGAGCCATGTCATTATTAAAGTCTTGATTCTTAAGTGCAAATTTATCAGCTTCTCTTGCTAATGGAGTAGCTACCTAATGATCAGCAACTATTGCATTATCCATAAATCTACGATCAATCTAATCCTCTGTAGGATTACTTATTCCAGCTCTCTATAGATCTAACTTAGCTTGGTTTCTATGATACATATACAATGGATCACCTTTTAATCCAGGCATCCAGTTCTATAAGCTATCACGCATATCCTTTTCGCTTACACCTTGATATTCATAGTTTGGATCATACTTCATGCCTCTTGACTCAACTTCTTCTTTTGTTAAGAGATGAGGCTTTATGCCTTCAAATGTAGGATGAACATACTGTTGTAGGTTTTTATAAGCTGCAGCACTTGATCTATTCCATACACCATTCTTCATAGTATCCCAATTAAGTGGAGAGTTTGGATTATTAAATCTCTCATAATCTTCGTTATACTAACCTTTTGCTGCAAGATCGCTTATACTATCTAAGTACTTCTAAGCTTGAACTGCAGAAGCTTTTAACTTTCCTATCTACTATGTTGGAATGTTGTTTATATGCCTCTGCAACATAGCTCTACCTTCTGGGGATCTTAGAGGGTCTATACCTTTGTCGTATAAACCCTTTATCAAATCCTAAGTAGAACCTATAATATTTTTATTATACCAATCCATATCGCTTGATATTGGACTATAGAAATCATTATAATTCTTTTGGAATTCTTTAAATTCATTAACACCTTGCTGATACATATCTTTTGCAGCATTAATAGATGCTAACATTATCTAAGAATCATATAGATCTCTAACTGGTAGTTGTATCCACTAATCTCTTGAATATACCATAATTATTAAAACATATTATTCCACTTATGATAACTTATAGGTGGCATTTGTGTAAAGTTAGTAATATAATTTGCTGGAGTATACGCATAGTTCTCAACATTTGTAGTTGGATAACCATAAGTTCTTACAGCAGTTCTTGTAGGTACTGTTGTATATACAGGGGTAGTAGCGTTTGATTCTTTATCATAGTATTTACGCATATTCTCTCTATCCATATTTACTTTCTGTTGATATAAACTCAACATTCCATTACCAGTCTTTCTCTTATACTCATTTGCAGCATATTGCTGTATATAATCCATAAAGTTTCTAAGACCCATCTGCATACCCTATTGTCTTGCAGCATGTGCCTGAGAAGCATATTCTGTATTATACTGATTAGCTTGTTGTCTACGCTGTGCTGTCTGGCTACCTAAATTAGAAGCCATCTCAGCCCATCTACTTCTATACTGATTATTTATCTCCTGTGCCTTCTGAATAGTATCAGCTATATTCTGTTGAGTAGAAACTCCAGCAGCAATATTTGCTAAATATTTCTAAGCTCCACTTAAACCACCAGCTCTGTTGATATTATATCTATTCATGCTTTCCTGGTCGTAAATCTTCTGTATTGCTCTGTAAGGGTTTACTCTAAGCTTAGCCATCTCATTTAATGCTGCTTGTTCATATGGATTACCAGCATAAATGTCTGGAGTATGAATAGACTAATTCTTAGCATTGAAATACTAACCAACGCTTGACAACATACCAATTCCCATAGGAACTGCATTGCTCATCCAACTTGCTGGTTCTATATAACCATAATTTGATCCGTTATAACCACCTTTAAATCCAGGTAAATTTCCCTCTGTGTACATTTGTCCCTATTGTTGATGTTGCATAGCCTATTGATCAGATAAATCTTTCAACTTATCAACTATTGGCTATTTAATTTTATTAACTTGTTCCTATTGAAATTTATCGCTATCCTAACCAAGTTTACCTCTAAGTTTATTTAGCTTATCATTAGTGCGATTCTCGTACTTCTTATTTATCTTTTCTAAAGCTAATGTGTATGGCATTGATTGATCTTTGAATGTCATTCCATTTCTCCAATCTATATCCTATCCAAGAACTATTGTGTTGTTCTATAGATTAGCAAGATTAGTATCCTTTCCTGGAGTTCCTGTTTTTACAACATGTCCAGTTGTATTACTAACATCATTTATATTGTCTATAATACTTTCACCAGCAGCTACTCTTGCATTAGGATTAGTATCTGTCTTTCCTAAAGATGTTAATACATTTCTACTTGAGATGTTTTCAGATCCTTTATAACCAGCGTCTTTTCCACGCTTAGCATATAAAACATCATCTTGTGTAGTACCATTTTCATTGTAATATTGATTAGCTATATAGTCAGATTGTGCTGCAGATTGATTATATCCATTAATATTTATTCCTTTAATACGAGCTTCTTCAAGACGTCTTTGCATCTTTCTCTTTCTATGAGCGCCGCCAAACAAACCAGTTATAAAGCCTCCTACAGCACCGATAGCGCCACCAACCACAGATCCGATTGGTCCAACAATAGATCCTACAGACGCTCCTAAAGAAGCTCCAGTAGCTGTAGTTTTTAATGTAGCAGCTTGACTTTCTTTTCTTACTTCAGTTAACTGTTTATCGTAGTCTACATCATTAACTTTCTGGTAACCATATCCAATTCCATTTGAATACGAAGTTCCAGATTCATCTAATATATTACTTGCGCTCTTAACTCCAGCAAACGCATTACCTATACTACTTCCGAACGCTATTCCAGATGAAAGTATATTACCAGCATTTCCTGCAAGTCTATCTCCAATACCAGGACCTGGATTACTAATTGGCTATCTATATCTTTCTAATCCAGTTGGGATTCTTACGCTTCCAGGAACACCTACTTGATTTGCTAAATTAGAATTCTGCCAAAATGGAGTATAATCTCCTGGAGGCAAAGCCATTCCATTTGTACCAGTAGCAAATCCTGGAAGATATTTATATTTCATTCTTTTATTTTTTAACTCCATAATGTTCTAAATTTAGTTGTTATATAATGTAATTGCATATCATCAGATGAAGCTTCTCCATTTACAGTGCAATATGTTGATTTACCTCTTAATCTACTACCATACAATTGATTTAATTCAGATGGATCGATCATTCGTGGTATAGCGTATCTATAATCATAATATCTATTTGATATATCTTTAAGAGGATTTATGTTTCCAGTACTGCATTTTGCTCCATCATTTACACTGTATGAAGCATAAAACTATTTAACCATACCTTCAGTAGCTCCAAATCTAACATTATCAAATACTTTAACAATATTAGGTTCAGCGTTAACAACGTAAACAAGTTTAAAATCAATGTTTTTATTAAACATTGTATGATTATTACCACTAAGAGAATCTATATAACCAGTATAACTATTTATAACACCATTAACATCTCTACTTTCTGTCTTATTTGCTATAAATGTATCATACTTACCAATTATACTATCACAGTATCCACCATAACTATACTTAGATATAAATGCCTGTTGTAATTCATTAAATACAAATACACCATCTTTTGATGTAAAGTATACTTCATTATATCTTGGATCGGTTAATACTTTATATCTACTAATCTAATACTCACCATCCGTTCTATATTCTTTAGATACTACTGTGTTTATATTTTTAGTAATTGATATTTGTTTATAGTCACCACCACCATTATACTGACAGAACACTGTATTAAAAGCGTCTATCCAATAAAGAGATTGTGTTGTAATGGCATATGCAAATACATTATCTTCAAGTCCAGATGTTGTAGACACATAATCATATCTACTTAATAATCCACCAGATCCTAATAAAACCTCATGATTATTATTATCAGTAACAGCTGTTCTTTCATTAACAGAGAATACCCCAAATGACTTTTCCTACCAGAACATAAGATTATTTTTAAATCTCTTTAATCCTGTTATTTTACCATAATTTGGATCAACATCTATATAATTTGCAGCTTTAAAGTTCTACCATGAGTCTTCTAACTCTCCGTTTTCTTTCTTTTCAGAATATCTACATCTATATGGATAAGCCTGCTTGTCTTTTGTATCATATGATATTGTAGAATATTTCTAACCTATTGTCTTAGTTAGACTATAAGCTGTATTATATGTATACTGAGGAAGTGTCTGTTTAAATACTCCATCTACATTAGCTGGCTCTTCTTGTATCCATGAAACGTTTACATTATTAGTATTTCTACTAAATTTATAACCATGGTCAATATACATATTAATAGAACTTTCTACAGGTATTGCATACTAAACATTCATAGTAGTTAACAACCCTATAGCTCTATTTGATACTTTATGAGCTGAAGTATATTCAAATGGACCAATATAAGTATCACCGTCGAATACGTCTATATAATTATCAATATTATTATTAAACTCTTTTATATCAGAATAACTATAATATTTACTATTATCTTTAGCTACTTTTGTATAACCTCCATATGGGGTGCAATTTCTTGTAATATTACATAAAAATGTTCCAAATGAACTTGCATTTAGATAATTTCCAGTTACTGGGAGATTATTAGAATCTTTATATACATATTCATGTTTTGAGTTAGTTACAAAATCAGTATTAGATATATTGTAATAAGGATTAGTTATTTCTTTTATAGTAAATGTACCGTCTGATATTTTTTCAGACATAGTTAAGATATTGTCAACTCCTATTGTTTCGGTTAATATCTTATCATTCTTTGATAATTCTTTCTTTAATTTACCATCTATTGTAAATAACAAAGATGTTCCGCCAAGTGCATACATTGCATAGTCGGTTAAATGTATATCTTTATTTCTTATGCCCTTTGGGGTTTCGTTATATGCTCCCCAGCATACAACATTACAAAAACCATGCTCTCCAACAATGTTTAGCGTATCTGAAAATTTCTATTCTGTTTTATCATTCTTAACTTCAAACAGATCGTTCCATTTAAGTGAGTTTGAAACAACCTTACTATTTATTCCATATTGATTTTTAACATCGTGTTTAACAACCTCATATCCAGCAAGTTTGTCGTTTTGTGTTACATAATATGTATTATATGGATCTGATGAATCACTGTCATTAACAAGTACACTATTAGACTAATTATATAGTTTAAAATACTAATATTTTATTCTCTATGCCTATTCTATATCTTCATATGTTCTACTACGAGATACATTACCTTCTGGCATTACCACAGAATATTTACCATTACGAATTGACCAATTATCAAGTATATTGATAACAGCGAAACTTGCTCCATATACATTACATAGCTAATTATATATATGTAAATTATTATATAGTTGTACATTATTTTTAAACGAATCGTTTTCATCTAAACTTAATGTAACGCCATTCTTCTAAATTGGTTTAAACGGAGAAATACTCTATTCGCCTGAGTTTCCTTTATTACATATAAAATTCGTTGCATTAAAAGGCCATTTCTTTATTTTTTTACTATCTGACTAACCAGCAAGTTGAAATTCATATTCAACATAATTAACATCTGAATTAAGAGAAAATAAATATTTTAATATATCTAATTTGACATTACTTTTATCAACAAAATCAACAATTGATTTATTAGTGTAAGAAAATTCTGGAGAAACAAACTAAAATAGATTCTGATTTGAGAAGTTATTAATTCTGTATCCAACATCTACAGTATACTAAAGGATAGAACCTGTTATATGCACAGGGTCTATATTCAATCTATTTGTTGTTAAAAATCCACTTGGTGTATAATACTGACTTTTTTGTATAGTATCATCAATATATCTTTTTATTACAGGTCTAGACAAAACACCCTAAGATATAATCCTAATATCATTAGATCCTCTATTACATCTAACTATTTCGTAAGAATATATATCGTTGTTATTTATATCATGTATTTTAAACTCTACACCTATTGGCATTACAGATAATTCTCTATTCCTAATACCGTTTATAAATGTCTAAAATCCATCTATATGTATATCTGGTATAGTTATATCTGCTATCCATTTAACTGGACTTGAAACACCTTTTTTATCTGTAAATATAATTCCATATCTATAAGTTTCTCCTCTTCGTAAAGACAATAACGAACTGGCTACTGTCGGATTTTGATAAGTATCATTATTAGTATCTGACTTTCTAAACTCTGAAGCTTTTTCTAACGTTCCGTCTTTTTTTATATAATATTTAAAAGTATCACCACCATTTTTACCTTTATTATTATATTTTATATTTGATGAGCTTGTACCGTATTTATCATAATTTAATGTTGAGGAGTCAGCTGGTAATATTGTTGTAATAAATCTCCAATCTACATTTTTACCAGATCCACCGTAATACTGTTCTCCGTTATCATTTGGAAGTGTATATAAATACTAAGGTATATCACTATCGTAATCTATTCCATCTCCATTTTGCGTATAAGGATTCCAGCAATCTTTTTCTTTAGTAAGCTGATCAAATAATTCCCAGTCTTTATCTTTTATCTAAGCTTTAGTATACCGATCCTATGTTTTGTAATTATCATTTACATTTAGGAACTATACTTCTCCGTTTGAATTTGCAGATACAGAAACAGTATTAATATTATCAAAAGTTCTATTAGTATCTCTATACTCTTTTATCTATGCTGCAAATAAATAATCATCTTTAGATTCTATAACTCTTGGAATCATATATAATCCAAATTTAGAATTAAAATCATTTACAGATATTTTATTTATTGAGTTACTCGCAGAATCTAAATAATAAAAATACTTTTTCTCATCTTTTTCTGTAACGCTTTTAAAACTTCCATCAAATATCAAATCTATATCAGGAGTTTCAGAATTCTGTTGATAATAAACTCTATATATTTTAATTAAGTCGTAATTAGAATCTTTTGGAATCTATATTTTTAACTTAATACCCATATTTGTATAATCACCCTCTTTTGCTCCATTAAATTCAGAAAAGTTATCTACAATATTAACAACATTAATTAATCTTGATAATGGCGACATTGATGTTTGTTGTTTATATTTAGAATAAAGTTGAAATGCATATTGATTTTTACCAGCTTTAAGAGAACCGTATATCAATTCTGATATTTTTGGAGGTAATAAAGATTCATATGAATTAGTAGATATGTCATTAATAGAAGTAGGAATTGTATCATCATTTAACACATCTATTATTAATATCTAATGAATACCATCAGCTATATATAATTTAATATTATCAGAACCTTCTTGCCTGCCTACAATACTTAATCTATTTCTGGTTTTCTTTCCTGTATTTGTATCTAATTCATATATATTCCAATCGCTACATGGCCCAAATATCATCTTTATATCATCTGTAGAAAGATCTTTCTTCTCTAATGGAAATCTATATACTTGTATTACACCATTTTCATCTTGTGTAAAGAAAATGCCATACTACCCAACTTGTGTTGTCTCTATAATCTCTTTTTTTATTGATGAAAATATATTCTTAAAGCCATCTATAACTTTAAGAGATCCTGCAGCGCTTTCTTTATTGTTTACATATCTAAGATTAAGAGCATCTCTATACTGATCATTACCTAATACATGATCAGCAGCATCTGTATTCATTCCTCCAGAAAATGTATTTGTCTATTCATTTTGTATTTTATTAGAATCCATTGTAATAATCATTATATGTTAACTATTCTTTACCAGTATATTTAAAGAACGTATCGTCTCCATCCCAATCTGGAATAAGCTTGTTCCAATCGTTCTTTATATTCTACATATCGTCAGCAGTTGGCATCATAGCTTCAGCATAAGCTTGATTCCTATAAAAGTTCCATTGCTACTGTATGTAGTTGTAAATAGTTATATTAGCACTCTTTAATTTACCTCCAAGCTATCCTTTTAGAAACTTTGGAAAGCTAAGTTTCATATTTACATACCAATAAATAGCTTCTTGATAAGAAGTTAAATCTGGTATAAGAGGATAGCCTCTTTCATCTGTAGCTATTGCTTTGTAAGACAGTTTAACAAAACCATCTTTTCTATTAAATACTATCCAACCTGGCTTTATAAAGTATTCTGGTTTATCTTGATAATCATGTGTATAAAGTAAATCAGAAAAACCATTAGTATGAGGTCTATTTATCTAAGCCTATACAGTTGGATACTTATTCTACATCTATGGTAGTTGATTCTATTGCTATTCTTCTATAGTCATATTAGACTAACTATCATCCAAAACTACAACTTTATGCTAATTATTATGTACGCTTGGAGATTTAAATATAGATGTTTGTGTACTACATGGTACATATACTCCATCTTTTGAGTTAGAATAAGCTACACCATCTAAATGCACTAAGTCTGAAGGCAACGGTATCTAACAATCCTGTACGCTAAATACAGGAACTCCGTCAACTCCAGACTGTCTACTGATATACTACATAGGTGCACCAATCTTATCTATGGCTTCAAAGATCCACTCTTTAATATCGCTAGTCCTCTATCTCGTTTCAGAAGAATCTAAATCAGCCATTATCTTAGCTATGACTGATTCACATTTTGTATACTTGTATATCATTTATATTTATATAATCTGTTTTATTAAAAATTAGCTTAGCCAGTCTCCTTTTATTAGCCCTAACTAAGCTTAATTGGTATTTGTATCTATCTGGAAACGTCTGAGGTATTTTAGACCAGTGTAGTCTAAACTTATACCCGTCAGAATGTTCATTTAAATGGTATATACGCTTACCTAATTCTTTGCTAACTTTATAATCTACAGATAGAGATTTATCTGTATAAGACTTAGGTTTATATTTACCTACCTGTACATAACCTAGCCCAAAAGGCATTTTAAAGCCGTCTGAGCCGTCTAATACATGTTTTAATATAATCTTACACATAGAGTCTAATATGTGCTTATACGCGACGTATGATAGTTCTATGGGCAAATCTTTATACATGTCTACGAATGTTATAGACTTCTTATTCTTCATCATCCTGTGGACCATGTGGTTTAACGCTAGCCAATGTAGAGTTGTTGCTATCATCGCTAGGTCTGCCTAACATAAATGGAAGCTCCTTAGTCATTATCATTTCCTTGATAGGAGGTAACATCCATGCAGGTATTTTAATATCATCTTCGCTTGGAGTATCCCAATTGTCATCAATTTCATCTTCGTAAATAGCTAAGACCCAAATATTCCTAAGTTTATTTAAATCTTGATCACCTTGTACGAATATACACCCATCTTTATAATAAGCTGTAAGTTCGTGTCCAGTGTATTTACGAAAATAGTTATAATGTCTACGAATATGATTCATATATTGTATATTCTCACCCATCTAATCATGAACTGCTAATATACTATCTTCATCGTTGTTATATATACCTTCCAGTTTAACTTTTGTCTTCTTTGTAAATATAGGATACTTATCTAAAGATTTAACATCCTCTAATTCTAAAGGACCAGTTTCTTTCTTATAAATATCATCTGAAGTCTATATAAGATCATCTATAGTTTCAGACTGAGCTTTAATCTTATCTAATCTCTACTTAGTAAAGAACTTCTTATATTCCTTTACCCAGTTTCTTATTTGCTCTCTTGATAAATCTTCACTCTCACTTATATTGTTATTACGAACTAGAAGTAATATATCATCTACAAACTATTTTAATGTTATGTATGTCATATCACTTATCTATTGCTTCTATTACTCTAACATCTGAAGTCTTTATAATATCATTAGTATTTACTATCTAATACTTATACATATCAACTTTCTTAAAATCAAGAGTAAATAGACGTTTAATAAAGCTTTTCTTATTCTTATACTATCTATGTTTGTAAACATACAGGAACTATTGATTCTTAATATCTAAATTAACACTTACTGTATCTTTACCTATAGTATAGTTTACTTTTGTTAGAGGGTTTATTTGTATAGTATCTTTATATACTGTGTCTCTTTGGATAGTTTTAATTATATCCTACCCCCTTACCCCCTTACTTGCTGTAACGTATATAGTCTACGTTTGAGTTGCGGTTGTTTTTATAACCTTAGGTTTAAGTTTTAACTACTCTCTTACACTATCTATCTTTTGTATAAGACTATCATTAATATTTCGCAGCTAAGACATGTCAAGCTTTAAAACATTATTAGCCTACTAGGAACCGTTTAAGATACCCTAATAGGCTTCAATGTTATTCTGAGCCATTTCTAAGCTCTTAGAGAGCCTTTTATTCTGCTTGTATATATTTATACTAAACACAACTAAAAGGCCCACCAGGAGGCTTAAAAGTGCCTTAAACGCGATCTTTTTGTGGCTCATGAGCCAACTTAATATCATCGCACTATTCATCTGTTGCCAAATTATTATTTGTTAATATTGAGCGTATTTCGCCGAACTTTGAGTTCATGTATGCAGACACACCGAATATACTTCCAGCATAAACGAATGTTTGCGCAATATACCATAAAATACTATCCTCAATATTGTGCTTATTGAGGAAGAACGATAAAAATGCCAGCAAAATACCACTTAATACTGAAACGCTGGCCGTAATATACTGTACTACATCTTTATTATGTCTTGTCATTTTATTTCTATCTCCACTTTTCCTTTTTGACAAGCATTTTTTATAATCGGGTATAACTTATTAACGAACTCTTTTGAGTTTATAACTTTTCCTGTAACCTTATTCTACCCTAAGAGAATACACCCATCAGTATCTTCATGTGAGTTACCAGCGTGAATCAATACTCCAGCAAATGATTTAACATTTAAAAGCCTTGGAGTGTATCTTTTGAATCTTGGGGAATAAGCCCACACAACCTCATATTTACCATATGGGATTGCGGTTCTTCCATGCACTTTAGTTTCTCCGTTATCAAAAATACCGTTTTTGTTAATATCTCTTACCTTATCTTCTAATGTATCACAAAAGTATACACCGTCTACATATAGTTTACCTATAGTGTATGTATCACGTAAAGCAATACGAGTTAATTCAAGTTTCATAGTTTTATAAATTAACTATAACGTATATTATTTTAATCAAAAATCATCAAAATAATTAGTTTTATGATTAATATTCGTTGTTATAATTTTATATCCATCACTTGTAACGTGAAAAAAACAAATACCATCTCTATTAGTATATTTTTCTGTAACATTTTCACCATTTAACCATACAGATACATCAGTATTTGTGTCAGGATGTGTTACAAAATTATAAATGTTTTCATTCTAAAAAAGTTTAACTTCTTTCACCGTCTATTCATAACGCTAATCATCTATTTTTGATTTGTAGATTTCTACCACTTTATGATAACCATTTGGCGCTTCACGTTTATACTTAGCTAAAACTTTTTTACTTTCAAATTTATATCCATCGTATTCTACAGTTTCTCCAAGCTGAAGATCTTCTTCTTCTTTGTTTTTATATTCATCAACAATCTCAAACTGAACACCTTTGTTAATTGTGAAAGTTCTAAGATTATTTGAACCCCATCCAGGTTCATATACTGTAATAACAACTAATACAATATACTCGCCAAAGTTTCTCTAATCTGCAGCTGGGAAGTACATTTCAATCTGCTTAGAACCACTTATAACTCTTGATGGTGCAAGATATTTATCTGGAACAATCTTAAACTATTTTGACCTTACGCCAAAACCATTGTATGCTGGAAAATATCTGTAATCATCAATTGGTCCAAACATACCTGATGTATATACTTCTTGGTTATATGGAAGCCAATTATACATATGACATCTTGTATATACTAAATCATAATCAGTTGGACTATAATACTAAGGATAGCCATAGTTATCTAAGTCTATATACTAAATGTCTTCTTTTCTAATAACATAACATCTAAGCTATTTAATAGATGTAGCATCGTAATCAGATAGCTCATTTAATGTAAACTGTAGACGTATGTCAGTTCCCATTATTACTTGTTTCATATTTATATAAAGTAAAAAAGCTGAGATCGGGCTGTATGCCCAACCCCAGCTTAGTTGTTTTTTAATATTAATTATTATGCCAAGAATGGAGTAAGAGCTGTCTTAAGAGCTGCGCCCTGACCCTTCTTAGGATAAATCTCAATTGACTGCTTTGTAAGTCTATGTAGATCATCAGCTGTGCGATACATATTCTCGAACAAGATTGTAACTGCATCATACTCACCATCAAGCTTAGTATCCATCTTAGGAAGATCGAACTGACGATAATCCTCGAAACCACGATTGATGATACCATTGTAACCCATAGCTGACTCTTCACGATCGCGTACATACTTAGGAGAAGCTGTATAGATCTTACCAGGAGTCTTCTTAACAACGATACCTGGCAATGGGAACTTATGGCTATAACCAATGTTTACAATACCAGCTTCATCTCCGAATGAGATCCATGTAGAAACTGCAAAACGTACAGTAGCTGCAGGACTCAATGCTGGAACTGAATCGTCGTCATCATAAGGAAGAGCCTCAAGAGTAATCTTACCAGCAGCAACTGCTACGCTAACTCTTGCTCTCTTGTAATCCTTCTTGATAAGAGCTGCAATTCCTTCAGCTACCTTCTCAGGAGTATCACCTACCTTAGTTACATATTCATAAGACTCAGTCCACTTGCGGAAACGTGTATTCATATCCTTATAGATAATACGGAATACAATACTGTGATTACCAGCTGCAATCTTAGTCTTAACTGGATCTTGAATGTTAGCGAAGTCAACCTCAATCTTTTCCTGAGTATCGTCTGCGTGATCTGTAAACTCAGCGCTCTTAACAGCGCTCTTCTGAATTGAGTTAGACCAGTCGATTACTGGAGTATACTTAACACTACCATCACGACCAATTACTGTAGATACAGCACTTGTAATCTTACCAATCTTGATAGCTGTAGCTGTTGCTGGAACAGTTGCTACTGCTGTAGCAGGCTTAGCCATATCAACAATTACGATCTTACCAACATTCTCGATTTCTGACTTCTTATCTTTTGAGAGATCGCTGATCTCACCAGTGTACAATACTGCGTCTTCGTTACTTACAAAAACGTCATTTACAAATGTAATCATATCTTTATATTTTATTAATTTTTTCTACTCACCTCACGCGCTAATTTAATAGCAAAGGCTTTCCACGTTAAAATTATTCTTGTGTCATAACCTCCTGAGTTATACTCTTATAGCGAGGATTACCAGTATTCTCAAGGTACATCTATGCAGCTATTTTAATAATCTCTGGAATTGTTATGTTATCAAAATCCGTATATTCTTCAAATGGATTTGATAATGTTATTTTGTTGGGAGTACGTAAATAACCTAATACATACTCTTTTATCTTGTAGTTCTTATCTGTAAGTAGATAACAACCTTTATCTGTGCAGACTCTTAAAGGTCTTGCTTCGCCATACTTATAATGAAAATCCGTAAGGCTATTTGTAACTCTATACATAAAACTATCAGATGTACATTCAAATATACTTGTGCTATAAGGATTCTCTCCTTTATTGTTAGTTATGATAGTATCTTCGTTTAATGAAAATAAGAAATCATCTGGATAGTTTTCAACAATATATTTATCGTACTTCGGGTTATTATCATCTATACTAAACTGTGTGTATTTTGTAGTTTTGTATAGATTAATTAAATCGTTCCTACGCTTCTCATTCTATTCGTATGATGTTTTATGAACTTGATCTGTGTTAAATCTTAATTTAACAAACTTATCTACAGCCTAATTTAGCCAAAACAAAGAATCAGATGTAAGAGGTTTTTCAACTTGATTAACAACACCTATCTCTGTTTCAAATGCTTCAAGTATATCTATATATTTCATTGATCATCCTCCTACTATTGTGGTCTTGCATTATTCTACTGATCCTATAACTAAGACTTAGCCTTTCTCTTCAAACTTTCTAATGTTACGCCAAATTTATAACTATATATATACAAATCAACAGCACCTTTTACTATATCCCAAAAGCAAGATGATGATAATTCGCATTTAAATTCTCTATACATACTTGTAAAATCATCTAACTTTTTATAATAGATAACAGTTACATCTTTTATAACAGTATATTTATCTTTTATTATAGTAAGAAAAGTACCGCCTGTATGTTTTTTATTTTCAAAAAGAACCAATGGATTTCTTAAAATAAAACCATCATTAAAATTATTGTTAATCTTCTCAGAATCTTTATACTCAGAAAATACATTATTCTCAATAGTTACTGTCTTTAAATTCTATTCATCTCCAGTAAGATTCTAACCATTTTCTCTAAACTTATATGTAGAAAGACAATTTGAATAACTTCTTATATACATATAATAATCTTCTGGAAATTCAAATGTAACAGAGTTTGTTTGCTTTGATATATAATTACCGTGTTCTCTATTAGCTACTCCTTCTCTTATAAGATCTTTTATTTTGTCCTATAGTAATGCAGCGACATCTCTATCTTTAGTAATTATTAATTGCTTTATAATATCATCAAAATACTACTTTGCGTATTCATTGAGAAATGCATAAATAGTTTTTGTGTCTGGCTTATTTTCAACCTCAAATGAAGGATCTATTTCAATAAGCCTACGCTCAAATTCAATTCCGAGTTTTTCTGTTTCGTATTCTGTCATGATTCTAATCCTCTCAATTGTGCTTTAGTCTGCATTCTTGGAGATTCAACAATCTCTGTACTCATAACTAAAGCAAGGTTAATTAATTCTTCAGCCATACTGTCTGATAATTCAAAGTCTATATCAGTTTGCTAAGATAGTTTTTTATTTTTGTCAGCAAATTTCTATGGGTATTTTATATATGTATATATAAATTCTATAGAAATGCTTCCATTGGCAGCATAATCAACAATCTAACCTTTTATTAATATTATTTTATTGCCCTATACGCAATATATTGCACTTCTTGACCATGGTTTATTATTAAGAGTATGTGTAAATTTATACATATATTTAGACTGTATTTGTTTTGTAGGTTCAAAACTACTTTCATTATCTGAAATAACAGCATGTATTATATACATTACTTCATTTTTATCAAACTCACGAAACATGAAATCAAGAGCATTTTTATTATTACTACTAAAATGTATAACTCCTTCCTACACTAAAGGCTGTAAATCTTCGACTGCTTTTTCATCACCCTCAAACGGCACTCGCCTCATATTGTTTCCTGTAAATTTTTGAGCTATTAGAGCTAGGTAGGCCTTATCCAGTAATGTAGCAATCTCGTATTCAGTTAACGACGGATATGACGTGGTGACATTCTCCTTGTCATATTCGATCATAAACTTTTCGTATATATCTGCGTGCGTCATACGTCGTTTAATTTTTATTACTTATTGTTTGTTTCGTTTATAATAACAAGCTTCAGATCTTGGTTCTTCTTATTATCTAAGTAAGCAATAGCCTCTGCTAATGATGTAGCGATCAAATCTGTACCATAATAGTAGTTAGTCTTATCCTTACGGATAACACCCTTAGCTACAGCTTCTTCAATAATAAACTCTGTGTCTTTTGTTTTATTGTCAACCCACTTGTCAAAGAACTTCTTAGGATTCTTATCAACCATTGTAAACAGTGTAGATTCTACAAGTTCGTTAGAAAGATCATCTGACTTAACACCAAACAATCTAAGACACTTACGCATATTATCAAGTGACAACTTATCAAATTCACGAATAGCATCTCTACGTAACTTATTAAGCTTATTCTGCTCAACAGCCTCAGCCTGACGGTTAATCAAGATATAATCTTTACCAGCATCAAGCTTATCAAGTGATGTAGCAACTCTCTTATGACCCTCAAGGAACTTAATAATCATAGCCTGACGAGGAATAGAGTCGTCTAACAATAATGGCTTAGCGCCAATCTTTACACAGAATGTAGTCCAGAAATCACTATTACGTGATAAATGACCTTCATCGTAACCTAAAGCTTTTTCAAAATTCTTTTCGTCTTCTGGAGTAAGTCCAGTGTATATCGAGCCAGACCTTGTAAAATAAGGGGCGATATAATCAAAACATCTGCTGTACTTTAACAAGCCAGCCCATGGATTCTTTTTCTTAATTCTTAATTCAACTACCATAATATATTTAATTAGTTCTCCATATATGATATATGTTAGGGCATAACTCAATTAAGCGATACACCCTAATATATATTATATAGATTCATTTATTTTAATTACGCCTGCTTGTACTCTGAATCATCAGCATCGCAGTAAAGTACGCCACATGCAAGTGGGTTACGTACCATAATACCCTCTTCACCGAGGAAGTGTACCTGATAACCATCACGGCTATTAGAACGGAGAGTATTGATTGAGTTACCGTAACCAGATGGGAGTACAGAACCACCAGTACACCACTGTACGAACTCACGACCCTTACGACAAACCTTAACGATGTTTGCCTGACCGTCACGCATACCGAGGTCGAGGAACAAGAATGTGTAAGACATCAATGGCTTACCTGACAGTGGGTGGAGCTGACGGAACATCTCCATATTGTCAAAGAGAGCACACTTCTTAAGAGTAAGCTCAATACCATTAGTCATTTTGTAAGTTGTGAACTGACCACCGAGAGTCAACTCCTGGCCATTACCAGTGATGAACTTAGTGTCAATCAACTGCATGTTAGCTACCTTCTCCTTCAAGAGACGATCGAACTCACGCATACCCATCTCACCAGTCAAAGCAACAAACTTACGCTCGTTTGTACCAAGCATGTTGTAGCAAAGATCGAAGAGATAATCCTCGAGCAACTCAGTTGTAAGAGTTGTGTAGTAACGTGTGTTAGCTGGGCTAATCTGCTCGAACAAACCTGCTGAGATTGCAACAGGACGGCCGTTTGTACCCTTGTTAGAGTATGTACCGTCAGCGTTACGGTTAGATTTAGCGAAGAGTAACTGATATTCCTCGCGCTTCTTCCACTCACGAAGAGCCAACCAATACTGGTAGTCAGACCAGAGATAAGACTTCTTGCCAGTCTCAGGATCTGTTAAAGCGATAGCCAATACTGTAGAGTAAGCGTCACCAGTAATATCGTAAGAAAGACGCATTGTCATCAAGTTGTTCTTCATCTTGAATGGAGTCTGATAGTTCAGGATATCTGCCTCATCTGAATACTCTTCGTATGCAGAACCGATACGGCTTACCTGACGACCTGGGAGAAGATACTCACCTGGAATATATGCACCAGAACCAGCATCAGCTACGTAGCACTCATAAACCCAAGCGCTACCATCCTGATAAGGAGTACCAGATACACGAACCTGGAAACGATAGTTGTCAAATGACAAGATTGCACCAGGACCAAAGTAACGCTCTTCAAGACCGAGGTAGATTGGAGAGTTACCAATACCAGCTGTAGTTGCAGCAGCATCTGTAGCTGTAATTACTTTGCCATTATACTTAGCGTAACGAATGTTAACTGCGTGATCTTGATCAATCTGTACAGCCCACTCATACTCGCGATTCTCGATAGTCATAGTCTTACCAAGACCACCTGTAATCATATCAATAGTAGTTGATACACCATCATCCTTTGTACCGAATACAAGAGACAAGATACCAGCAACCTCATGAGGCTTTGTAAGCAAAGCATTAGAAATCATGTTTTCGTCTACAAGATCAGAGAATCTCTTACCTCTGTACAACTGTAGACCATTAAGTAAAGTATTATTCATAAGTTATTATATAATTTAATTTATCTTAAAATAGACCACTTACTAATTCAGCAGCACTCTTCTGTTTCTGTTGTGTATTATATGTGCTGTGATTCTTTGAAGTGTTCCTAAGTATTTTTCTAAGTTTTTCTGCAGCGGATGTTTCACCATCTCTCTTAGCTCCAGATACTAAAGAATCACCCTTCATTGTAAAGTATGCAGATTCGATTAGGTTCTTTGAAAGGTTCTTATTGAAGTCTCTCTGATACTGTGATACACCATCTTGATCAACCTTAAAGATATACTCATATAAAGCAGCTCTATCTTCCTTTGGAATAGAAATACCTCTAATTGTACTCAGGTTATTAATATCGCTCTGAACACTCTGGAAGAACTGTCTATTCTGCTCCTCCTGCTGTTTAGCATATTCCTCTTGCTGCTTACGATTCTCTTCGATTTCATTCTCACGAATAACCTTCAATCGCTCAAGTGCATCTTCAGATTCATCATAAAGCATATCAGCATCTTCGTATCTACTAATCTTATTATTAATCTGCTCATCAGAATAACCATTATATTTAAGCAATTCTCTAATTACAGTCTTTTGGTTATCCTCGTTCTCAAGATCTAAGTTTTCAAAAGATAATGTGTCCTGTTGCTTCTGATAAAAGTCCTCAAACTTACCACCATTCTTAACATATTCGTCAAGCTGAGCAATACGTTCATCAGCATACTGTGGAACAGAGTTGTGTTCTACAACTTTACCAAGATACTGAGTAAACTCTTCAACAGTAACAGGCTTATCTTCTTCTTTAAAATCCGCCATATTCCACCCTAAAGATTCGCCAACGGCATCAAATAGAGCAGAAACCTACTGAGCTTCTGTTACATCTTCAGCAGAAGGATCAGTATCACTGCTATCATTATCATTAGCAGTGTTATCATTATCTTGATTATCATTAGTTTCTTTCTCTTCTTTAGAGTTATTTAAAATATGTTCAGGGATTTCCGTGTTATCATTGCCGACGGTTAAATCATCCCCATCTTTTACATCCTCAGAATTACCTGCTGGTTCATCTGGAGTCTTATTGTCATCTTCTACCTCAACAACACTATCTTGTCTTCCCATGTTTGTTACATCTGTGGTTTCTGAAGTTTCGCCTCCATTACCATAAATACTATCAAGCATTGTATCAAGTGCTGATGGTTTATTATCTTTGTTTTCCTTCATAATTATTAATTAATAATTAAATATTATTTTCGCATAACTGCGTATTATTTTTTATTCTTTTTCTTAAGTGCGCCAAGTCCTAAAACTGGAAGTATAACATTTCTTAAGTTCTTCATTGATAGGTTTTCGGTTTGATCCTATCTGTCAACATTGCCACCATTCCTTTGCTATATTTCTCTTCTGCTTGTACCTTTATGTATATACTAAACATCTTCTACATCTACAACTTTTTCACCTCTCTTGCCTAACAAATATCCTTCTGAAGCTATTTTACTTTTAGCAGATTTTTTACCATTATTTAAGAAAAGATCATGCTCTCCAAATCCATCCATCTAATATCTTGGGATTGCGCCATATTCGTCCATAATCTATTTTAGAACAGTAGGGTTTTTAGAAAATCTTCTAAACTCTCTAGATACCTTATATTTAGTTTTTAATTTTCCAAGATTTTCGTTAATTATAGAATCAAACATCTTCTTACTTGATATAAGCTATTTGTACTTATCAAAATCCTTTTTAAGTATAGCATCTTTTATTGCATGCCCAAACTTTTTTACACTGTTATCTTTGCTGGAAAGAAAATCACCTAATAACTAACTAATTTCAAAATCACCAATACCGCCATTTCTTTTAATAATAGAATCAAAATGAGTTTTGATAAGTTTATCATTATTAAGCGTATTGACAAAATTAATCTACTATGCTAATTCACGTCTTTCTGGATATTTTTGTATAGTTAAACCATTATCGTTATAAAACCTGTCACTTAAAATTCTAAAGTTTATACCTTTTTCTTTTAATAAATTATCAGCCTTAACTAATTGTTCAATTTCTTCATAATGATCTTTATTAAAATAACCAAGATCTGGATTTATATAAAAATTAAGATCATATGCATCCTTCTCAACTATTGGAATTCCAGCTTCTTTTGCCTTTTGTTTAACAATAGAACCTAAGCTTTTACCAGTCTAAAGCCTAAATGGATCATAATACATATTTTTTGTACCAATAGAACCTATAAAGCGTGGATCAACATATTCATTATCATATGTATCGAAATCAGAAAGAGCTAATCTTTTTATCAAGTTAGGCTCATCTCTATGACCAGTTGGAATTTGTAATGTAAATATTGCAGAATCATCTGGATCTCCTTTTCTTGGAGCAGAGAAATTATCAGCTATATTTTTAGACGATGATATATACAAGCCGTCATTATCTTTATGGAAAGCTCCGTTTTTTGAAACTCCATCATATTCATATAAACCAACTCTACCTCCTTTAGTCATAACTGGTGGTATGTGCGTTGCAGCATATTCAAGTCTTGATTTTACAGAATTATCACCGTATTCACTCTTAACATTATCATCTAAAAGTTGCTAATGTTCATCTTCAACTCTCATATTCCCATTATAATCCATAACTCCTCTAAGGAATCTAGATCTCTATTTGATTCTGTCATCTAACATTTTTGATGCAGTATCATAGTCAGAATCCAACGGTATAACCTCCATACCATTTGTTCTTAAATATTGATTAATATGATCTCTAAGTTGTTGTCTCAATGGTATATCATCGATAACATTTAATGGTTTTATTCCATCTTTTGAAGGGTAGTGCAGATATGGATATTTAAATATAGTATTATTGTAATCATTCTCAGCTTTTCTTATCAAATATACAGCTCTTTCTAAAGGAGATTTATTTATAATACCATTACCATCTTGCTAAAACGCAGCTTCTATAACATTATCATTAAACTCATTCTTGAATATTTCTTTGAAATCGTCTTTAAAATCAATTTTTGGTAAGCTTATATTTCTATTATTATATTTATTTTGTCCAAACAAACTTCAAAGTACAGATGCTTCTACAAATTGTTTTCGTGTAGAGTAATCTGGAATTGGGAACTATTTAGACATTTCATACGCTTTTTTAAAATCATCTACAATATCATCTTTGTTAAACTATTTTTTATAAAAGATTCCATTGTCTTTTAATTTTTTGTTTAGCCTAACTAAAGCTCTCATGTTTAAATTACCATTGTTGTCAGTAAGATTAAAATCACCATTAAACGCCTAAACTTGTCTATCAGTTATAGGTCTTGATAGTTTTGGAGCTTGTGTGTAATTTGTATTAAACTTTCCATCCGATCCAGAATAATTAGGTATATTTGATATAGTATCATCTAATATATCTTTACTTTCTGTACTATACTGTTTAGAAGCATCATTGATAAGCTCATTAGGTAAAGTTGTGTTATCAATATTCTGCATTAGCTTATTACCAACTTTATTTAAGTTGATCTTATTCTATACATATCTTCCAGTATAATTAGATGCAGCTTTACCAAGATTATAAATATCTTTAATCTATTGTATTGGATTTCCAGATATATTAAGTTTGGCGCCACCCATACCTAACCAGGCTCCTGGGTTTGTAAACTCAGTAATATATTCTGATGGTCTGTATCCTGTACTATTCTATATAGCGTCAGACATAGCTGTAGACCAATCTTTATGCATAACAACATTACTTGCTGTATTTACCGCCTAAGCTCCTAACGAACTTGCAGCAATACCCTAAGTAATCGGACTTGACCAGAATGCACCACCTGGAGCTAATGCTGCTGGAGCGGCTTGTGCAGCTATTGGAGCAAGGCTTAAACCTAATGTACCAAGCATAACCTTATCTATATCACCAGTCTTAGCTTTAGCCTAATCTTTAGCATATGTAGGAGAACTTGTATTCTACAACATTCTTGGTTGTACATTAGAAGTATCTATTCCTTTTGGTTTAGATGTATTCTTCTATAATCTTGGAGCAGTAACTAAAACATCATCAAGTATAAATGGTGATTCATACTATCCAACATCAGTTGTAGCTTGTGTTATATCAGACAAACCTTTATTCTTACCATTAGATACAACTGCATATATTTTATTACCTCTTCTCTATACGGTATCCCAATCAACATTGTAGTTATTTCCAGATTGATCTTGACCTATGAATCCAGCATTCTTAGCACCTTTAGCAAAGTACCTTAAAGATTCATCATCCTTACCTCCTTTATAACCTGGAAGATTAACCATTGGCTAATCATTTAATACAGCACCCATAGTCTATTCTATAGGAGGAAGATCTATTGAGTGCTCAAATATAAAAGGGCTACCCTATTGCTATGATACTTCAACCTATGGTTGTGGACCTCTACCAACAGGAGGCAATACAGGCTATTTAAATGCGTTCTAAGCGCTTTCTTCTATAGCCTAAGCTGTTTCCTAAGGTATAAATGTTTTAGGCTGCTACACGGCCATTAAAGCAGGTTTCTGTTGAACTATAGGCTAACCATAGTGAACTGCTGCTGCTTTTCTAACAGATTGCATACCAATAAGATTCTTTGTATACTAATCAAGAGGAGCTTCAAAATAACCTATACGTTTAAGCTCTTTTGCGTAATCTGCTACAGTATCAGCATTTAAAGCCTTCTTGTATTTGCCAGCCATATCGTTTAGATAAGCGTCTATAAAAGCAGCATCATTTTTGTATACGTTATAATCTTTACCATTATAGCCATATCCGCCATAATTATGAGCTCTCAATGCTAAAGGACTTGTTCCATAAGTACTTTCAAAAGCCAACTAACTCATAACATTATCATATGTAGACCTCTTTGTATAACCTCTCTTAATAAGACCATTATAAACAAGAGGTCCAAGCTTATTAGCAAAAGCCTAAAACTTGTTAGGCTATTTGCTACTTGGTTGTTTAATTGGTTTCATAAGCATTAATTCTCACCAGTTACTCTATTCTTTAAAGCTGTAGAAGCTTTAATCTTCTCTCTCTAAAGCGCCGCATCATCTTTCTGCTTCTGTAAAGCCATTTCGTGGTCCATACGCTTCTTTTCTAAGCTTATCTTAGCATCTTCTATCTCACGCTTCTAACGCGCCTCATAACGCTTTAAATAAGCCTCCTGATCAATCTTACGTTGCTCAGTAGCATCCTTTGCAATTTCCATAGGATCAGGTATACCATTCATGTTAGCATCCTTATTCTCAGTACCACGATATGCACTAATTTCAGCTACTGCAATCTTAGTCTGATTATCAGCATCAATCTTATAACGCTCAAGATCCATTTTAGCTTCCTCAAGCATAAGCTCTTGCTGCTTAGCTTCATTCTGCATCTGCTGCAATTGTTGTTGCTGTTGAGCTTCAGCTTCTTGCTGCTGCTTCTGCATTTGCTCTTGACGAGTCTGCATATCCTTAAGCTTCTGCTTAAGTATATTGAAGTTGTCATTTGTAAGAATTTCAGCTGCTTCAAGTAAGCTTGCACCGTTCTGCATAGCTGGTTGAATAAGCTGTTGTAACTTCTGTATATTTTCTATATCTTTAGAAGTATCACTTACAAATACATCCATATCTTCATAATAGAACTTCTTAGCTATATCCAAGAAAGCCCTTTCGCCATTATCAAATACATATGAAAGTTTTTGTTTACCAGTACCTTCCCAAGCTCCTTTTGCTGTATTAAGAAGCATAGTCATCACGTGTCTTTTACACTGATTATGAACCCAGAATAAAGGCTCTGTAATGTGAGACGACTAAGTTACTGATCTTTCAACATTACCAACAAGTTCAGATGTGCTAATAGCGCCTTCTCTCTAAGATGTAATACCAGATATAGTACCAGCTAATAACTCTATCTTATCCATTAGCTGTATGTACTCTGATATAACCTACGACATTGTTAAGTCGAGAGAAGTTATCTGGTTGAATGTAGCAGGCTTACCACCTTCACGACCAGGTACATTCCAACCCTCTTCATAAGGATTAATAAAGTTAACACCTACAGAAGATAGATAATGCATCCACCTATCAGGTGTAATATTCATAGACTTAGGAATCTGCGTAATATCCATATTAATTACCTTTCCTTTGTCTCTTGCTATTGCAAGCTCCAGCCGATACCACAGCACAATGTACATATATTGTAATGGTTTTAGTATGCTAACTAAAGACCTTGGCTTACTGTTTGTTGCGCTATAAACACAACCACAATAAGGGAGCTTTTGTGAGTTTGGATTATCAATACTTACATGCTGGTATTCAAGTGGCTGTATTCCGAAATATAAATCAGAACCAGCTCTATACCCTTCCCATACCTCTATAATCCAATCTGGTTCTATAGAAACCTCAGTTCCTACAGGTTTGTATGTTTCATCACATATTGTAACCTAAGGCTCTCCAGCTTCATCAAGAACGGTAACGTAGAAGATTTTTTTAAATGATTTCCAACATACATGCCATACATTGATAGAATGTTTATTCTAAAATGCAAAACCATCCTTATCATATATACGCATTGTTATATGGTTAAAATCATCAACTGGTCCTCTTTCTGGCATATCACCAATAGGTGTTCCTGATAAGATTTCATTAAGTCTATTAAGATCTTTCTCATCTATCTTATCATTATACCTATCATATATCTCAGCTACTGGCAGTTTCATCTTACGAACACACCATGAACCATCTTCTATAAATTCCAAGTCTGGACATTTATCATAATCAAAGTCCATAGGATTTACACGCTCTGCGTAAGGTTCTCCGTTTTGAACACCTACGTAGTATACTTCAGTACCACTAATCAAACCATCTTTCCAACCTTTTATAAACTCATTATGTAATGAAAGTCTTTCTTTAAGATATTCAAGTGTATGATAAGCAGTATTCTCTACAACATCTTTGTACTCTTTATCCATATACTTAGCTATAGCTTCTGGC